CTCCACCAAGCGTGTTGCAGGGAAATACCGGACGTAATAGTGGCGTTATACCCATTACCGTCGCAGCCGCATGGGTGAGTTTTGTGTTGCAGGGTGCACTTTTGCAGTATGGACGTCGAGTCGTAGTGCACACCTATACCCATCATTTTGCACATAGCTAATACTTCTTCGTCGGACATAGCCCGGACTTGGTCTTCAGTCATGGTATTGGGTTCCCATTGGGGGCCCCCGCCGAAGCGGGGGGTTTGGTCTTACTTGATGTGTTTCTTTTTAAACCTATTCCTATGCGCAATGCTTGGTGGTGTCGACACTGCTCGCACAATATCCCACCCAAGACGTCTACGGGCTTTATACGTAACGTAAGGAATTCTGTGCTCCCGACACCACACATTTATCGGCTTTTTAACCCCGTTGATCTCAACCATTACGCACCTACGGCTATTACGGTTGTTGTCGGCACGGCTAACCCAACGCACATTTTTGGGGGTATATCCACGATTATTATCTATCCTGTCAATGGTTAGATCATCGGGCCGATCACCAACATCCAAAAGAAACGCCTCGAAGTTATCGCGCCAGCGTTTGCACATGGTAACCCCGCGCCCCCCATAGTCTTTATATCGCGGGTTTTGTGGGTTATGACACCGCTGTTTTATGTTGCTCCATATTTTATATATGCTTGCTTGCCCCCGGCCAAGCGCAACCGCGCTCGACATACCATGTGTTTTTCGCATTAGTCACCTCAATTGATATGCACAGTTTTCCCCACGGGGGCAATTACCTTATTCCCTGCAATGCACCACAACACCGGCACACCGCCCCATTCACCCCACCCACCACCCAAATACCCATCGCTGAGAATTATAACACACTCGGGCTTCAGGTCTTTCTCGCGGATGTAGTTCGACACGCACTCAACATCGGTACCCCCGCCGCCCTTCGGCTTGGTGCTGGAGGGAATCTGGTCGAGTTCGGTAACACCATACTTCTCATGGCCTGCCACAGCGGTGTCCCAATACAGCAGATCAACCACTTCCGGAGACACGGCCTTGCACACCCCTACGACCTCCGCCATGAACTCGGCCAACTCCGCGTCACCAATGGAACCCGACGTATCGACGCCGATCACAATGCGCCCCACGGCCTCGCTGTAGCTACCGGGCATGTATACCCCACGACCCACATGGCGCTTATTGACCTTCCGCCACGTTGACATATCGCGGCCAGAACAGATGGACGTCACAAACTCACGCAGAACTTCACGCCAGTCAATCTGGGGCTCCAACAACTCACCGAGAGCGCGGTCCATACCGCCAGCACGCTTGCCCGCCAACACCTGACCCTGACGCAACGCCCGGTCGATCTCTGCTGCAACCGCCTGCTGCTCTTCTTGGGACATCTGGTTGGCATCTTCCCAGCCGTGTTGATCGTGGCCCTTACCCCCGCCGCCTTTCTGCTTCTGAGCGTTCTTCATTAGATCACGGAACACCGCACCTGCGTCCATGCCACGATACTTCTCGTCCATACAGACCCCGGGGGTCAGCTTGATGAAACCCTCGCCCGCGTCCAGATCGTGCAGCGCCAGATTGATCACGAAGTCACAGGCCATATTTGCCAACTGCGGGCTTTGTTTCCAGAGGCTTTTCCATGTGGTCATATGACGAAACGCTTTGTGATAGTTCTCGTGCAATACCACGAAGCGCAGTTCCTCCATCGACAGACCCTCAATGAAAGGCCGACCGTACTTGATGTCACGACCGTCGGTGTAGGCGGTGATCTGTGGATCGTCTATGATGTGGGTCTTGCCATACATCACCACGCCACTGATTGCGCAATGCTTGATGTGCTGAATGACCGAGAAGTTAGCCTTCTGCAGCCGTTGCTCCAGCGTCATTCCTGCGGTGTTGCTTGCTTTATTGGTGCTCATGTTTACTCTCCTGTTGTTGAACTACTTAAATCCCAGCGCTTTGTTTGCCGCCTGTAACTGTTTCTTCTGCTGCTCCCGCTTCAGTCTTTCCTCTTCGCGTTTCTCCTTTCGTGCTTGCTCCTCGATACCGTTGATTACTTTGACCATCGCCTCCACCTGCGCAATTGGCATGGCGGGGTGTACTACGCCCGGGTCAAGCCCTTTACCGTGTTGATCAGAAACCAGCCCATACTCCCGCCCATCTTCCAGTACGATTCTGATTACTTTTGCCATGATCACCCCCTCTTCGTACCCAACCCGGCATTCATCAACTTACACATCGCAACTGCTTCAGGGTAGGGCATACAGGGTCGGTGGGTCCACACATGCTCGTAGTCCGGACCTCCATATATAACCCCATAGGGTATACCGCTCACGCTAACCGGCCATACGCCCCACTCACCTTGGGTGGAAATAATTTCTACAATCTCGTTTTCCATTATTTCCCCTTCAACTCGTCTAGCACTTCGCCCCCGCCCAATCAAGGGCGCTGCCTTCAAGGTCTTGCGTTTTGATTTTCATCTTCACTCCTCTTCCGCTGCATTCAGTAACTTAGCCAACGCCGCAGCTTCTTCGATGGGCATTGGGTCAGGATGCACAGGTTTATTGCATTTGAGGCCATGTCTGTATTGGCGTATATACGCAGTCCCATCACCCCGGCTCTCACAATAAAACCCCGTCCGTCTCGATCTCTTAATTCGCTTCATCACGGCCATATCTACTCCTCTTCCGCTGCGTTGAGCAACTTCGCTAGTGCCTCTGCTTCATCAATTGGCATGGGGGTGGGGTAGAGTTGAGACTCATAAGTAGCATGAGAGTCGATCAAAACATAATCTCCTGTTACTAACTTCATAGGCCACCACCTTTTGAACATCCTCCCACTCATACCCCACCCCCATACACAAAAGAAGTATTACTTAATCGAAGAGAAACTGATTTTTTGTCGCCCAGCTAACGAACTCGCGGTTGGAGATCGCCACGGTGCGCTTGGTTGTGTTCTTGACAACATTGGTGCAGAACACCGCTTGGAACTCCATCGGCAGGCGCTGGCAATACTTCAGCCACGCGTCCATTGTGTCCTTCTCCACCCGACCAATGGCGCTGTACACCGTGATGAAGGAGGAGGTCGCATCGCCGTCTTTCGGCACCTTGGCTTTCTCGGGCGTCTTGATGATCTGCTCCCAAGTCGGCAGCTTGTCGGCCAAATCAGCGAAGGCCATGAGGTCACGCGCCGCAGACTCACCCACGCAGCCAGCAATACCCGCTGTCGTCGCATCCAGACCCAACGTGCCACGGTGCTTAATGATGTGGCTGGCCTTGGTCAACGAACGCGGGGTCACGAACGCCGAAGCAGGCTTGTTGGGGTGGAAGATATACGGGTTGTCTTTCTGCGAACCATCAGCAAACGACGCCAAGCAGTGCGGGTTCTCATGCACCCAAGTGATCACTTCCGGCTGGACGCCGTTGTTCATCGCCCAATCACACCACGCATCCGCATCCGGCGACGTGACAGTTACGAAGCTCAAGCGGTTACGGGCATGGGGCTGGATCGCATCACCCAGACCTTCGCCGACCAGATTGGTCGTACCGAACACGATGCTGCCTTCCGGCAGGGCGTACTCACCCATCTTGCGCTCAAGCATCAAACGCAGGCAGGTGTTCTGCACCGGGCGCATGGCCTTACCGAACTCGTCCAGCATCAGCAGCACGGGCTTGTTGGAGTGCAGCCGCAGTTCGCTGTTCGGGGCGAAGATCGTGACGTCCACACCATTGATGGTCTCCACCTTCGGCACGCCGCTGATATCACCCAAGTCCTTGGTCGTCATGTCCATGTAGACCACCTCATACTCCGGCAGCTTCTGGGCCATGCTGACCAACAGAGACGACTTGCCGATACCCATCGGGCCCTGCAGCATGAACGTCACTTCACGTCCGGCAGCGAGGATCAGGGCTTCGGCTTGTTGCAGGGAAACGGTGGTGCGCAGATCGATTGCTTTACTGGTGCTCATGTTTACTCTCCTTATGTGCCGCATTGCGGCTAAGTTTGACTACGTTGGGTAATTCTTCTCTCTTACTTCTGCTACATCCGGAACATCGTCTGACCGTTGCCATCAGCGTATTGGATTGCCTTCATGCCGACATCGGTGGACGCAAATTCTTGATACTTCTGCCATGCACTAGCTATTGCTTTTTGTCGTGTCTCTCCTTCTCCGTGGAATAAGAACATCTGCCCAGAGTCATCATGCCGGTTGGTGATCTGATAATCGGCGGGCAGTCGTATAGATGCGGTATACCAATCATCTCCAGCAAACTGCTGTTCGCGCACCACGCTTAACCCCGCGTTATCCAGCCGGAGCAGCGCTTCCATTTCGTCTTCTCTCATAGCATTACCAGTCCTTTCTTATATTTACCTATTGGATACGGCGTATAAATGTAGAGTTCGTCTTCGGTGCAAAAGCGATACATAACAGCAGCACTGTACAGCGCCTCTAGTGCTCCGTATCCCGAATTAAACAGCGCCGCTAACTCAGGCGTATCCAGTGGTTCACCAGCGAACATCTTGGCTACCAAATCCCCATTCACGGGCCAGTACGAACGCCCCACCCCCACCTTTAGTATAACCTTACAGTAGTCCAGTACCGGCTTTACTCGCGCCCTGATGCGCTTGGTGGTCTCCCTGTTGTAGCTGCGTGCATACAGTTGCACCGGGTTGGTTGGGCGGGAGTATGGGTGTTCTGGCGTGGGTTTTTTTAGGTGGAGCCCTTGGGGTGGGATTATAAATAAGTCGTCGCCCGTCCGCACCCAAATATAATGGCCCAACAGAGAACAGGAAAAACCGCTGACCGCCCAAATAAACCTCGCTGTTGAGGCTGTTTCGTGCCCGTCGTGGTGTAAGCTGATATCTCCGTTCTGGTAATAACGAACCACATTCGTGTTGTAGAGGCGGGCTGCGTAGTAGTCGCCATATTCATCTCGCCCCCCCACTATGGTCTGGTTTTTGTTTGTTTGTTGCGCCATGGGGCGTATGTCGCTACCACGGATTGGCGTCGTTGTTTCATAAAGCTGTTTGGCCGTATGATAGTTTTGTATTCTTGGTGTTGCACGCGTACTTATTACGAACATCAGGCTTTCCTCTCTTTCTTATGCAACTCAGCGTGTTTCTTACTGGCTGCTTTCAAACCACGGCTGATCATGCCGTCGGACAACTGGTCTGCTGTAGCAAAAGTCTCACGCACGGCCTTAACACCGGCATGAACCCCGCCGATGTAACCTACCAAACCGCCGATCATTACCGCCACACCGATCCATATTGCGTCCATTATTTAGCTCCTTTTGGCTGCACCTTAAATTGTCCGTTTTTAAACGCCGCAAAGCAATTATTCAGGGCTTGTTGCTTGGTGTGGCCGTATCCTTTATGACGTACGTGACTGGAACCCGGTGGGTATATTTCGCATAAACAGTTGTAATTAGAGTACCCAGCATACTTTGCATCCCCATACTCATGCACTTCCATCCCCGCGAGTTTCATTAGAGCGATTTTTTCTTCGCGGGTTAGACGCTTCAAACTACCTCTCCCGATTCGAATCGTGCCCATGCTTTGTCCCATGCTTGCTGGGCTTCAACACCTTTATCAATAATAGTCCAGTTCGTGTCGCTTCACTTTCTTCACAATACTTACACCACTTGACCCATGTGTTTTTCACACACTGCACGCTGGTCTCCCCTTCGCCTTGGAACCCGGCTTTATCTATTATCCGCGCACCGGACTTCGAAAATATGTGCCCATAGTAAGTGCCGGGCCCGTACGTTTCGGCCCTATAGGTTCTTCTGGTCACCGCTATCTTCACACCATCAAGCGCCGCCAACGCTTCGATTTCTTTTTTAGTCAGATTTATTTTTCTCATATCTGCTTCTCCCTCAACCAGTTCGCAAACATCTTCTGGACGGCCTCTTCTTCAGTTTCACCACCGCCTGATGTGATTGCACGTCCATTATCTTTGCCGGGGTCGACATAGATCAGCCCAACCCAAGGATGCAAACCATATTGCACCGCTGTCGCTGATCTCGTTTTTGTTTTCAGTCTAAGGCCCGCGAGTTTCAACACCGCTTCAATCTCTTCCTTGGTGTAGGTCATGATTACTCTCCCTCATTTCGCTTTTACTTCTTCAATTGTTTTCATACGTCATACTCAGGGTTCTGTTCGGAATAATCAAACGCGTGTTGCAATGTCAGCCCCGGGGTCCTACCCGTGCCTAACCAAAAATGGGGTGCTGTTTTGGTGTATATTTTGTATTTCTTTGGGTGAGCATCTGTGGAGGCCAATATATTACGTTTGGGTTCTCTTGGCCGGTACAGCACCCACCCACCCACGCATATTGCAGATCGCCTGCACCTCTTTAAAGGTCAGTTGCGGTTCCAAGTCGGGCCCTCCGGTCTGATTCTTTCGCAGCTTTTTGATACGCTTCAGCTATGGTCTCGCCGCAGGCCAGATAGTCTCTGTAGCCGTTTAGTGGCCTAGGGTCGGATATCACGTCGTACACCCACCATCTGGCGTTCTCATACTTCCACGGCTCAGGCTCGTCTTCGATCTCCCACCCATGCAGCTTGGTCAGAGCGCGGGCTTCGTCTTCAGTTAGTTGCATTCTTTATCCGTAGTGTCCAGCGCGTCTTGGTACGCCAGCTTCAGTTGCCTACCAGTACCCTTATACATCAGTTCGTCTCTAGGATCGTCTATCGCCCAACCAAACGGTTTTTTTACTGCCTTCCATCCTTGCAGTTTGCACAGGGCTTTGATTTGGGCGTAGGTTAACGCTTTGATTTCCGGGCGGAGTGGGGTGTCTTCGGTCATGATAGTTCTGCGTTTTGTTGTAGTCCATTCTCAGCGAGAATGGAAAAGGGGCCCTCATCTGTTCGGGTTGTCATCCACTCCAATTCTTCAGCGCTATACCCGGTTGGTGCTTCCATGTATAAGCCGCTCTTTTTTGGTGGATCGGCAAACCACATATATGCATCATGCGCAGTATAGTCTTCGCACAACCACCACCCCGTCCGAGTGAATAGAATATATCCGGGTTTCGGGCAGTTGTCGGGCCGCAGCATCGCGCCCTTATATAAAACCACCCCCTGCAATTTACACAACGCTCGCACTTCGTTGTCGGTCAGTTTATTTTCCATTGCTCTTCTCCTGCCGGGCCGTCTCTCAACCACTCGGGATGTTTTTTTACCGTCTCGCAAGCGTTATTGAACACCTCTTCAAACGTATTGCCATACCCCAACCAAAACATGCCGTTAGGTAGCGATCTGATTCCCCATTGGATATAAGATTTATAAGATTGTGAGTTGGAGGGGTGGTATATGAGTTTAAACCCCATCATCCTACACAGCGCGTTTTGTTCTTCGGTTGTCATTGGCCCAGACTCTTCAGGTCTACATACCGGCGGGCCGTGCCGTGGAAATACCCTTCGAACCCATGACGTAGTTCATGACCCAATGCGCGATGCAGTTGCTCATCGTACGGGCCTGTGGGTTTGCGTGTATAAATCACATGCTTACCTTGTGTCGTACGGAAACAGGCTTCTGCGTCTGCACCACACTTGGCCCTCACCTCTGATGGCTGCATACGCACCCAACGCACAATGATCTCGTCGGGGTTATCCACGGTTGGGTTGGGCGCACATGCCGGGAGCAGTGCGATGATGAACAGCATGATGATAGTTTTTTGGTTTTTCATATCTCTCCCGCTTTGATTTTGTCTATAGTCTTCACCCACGGCCCGGGGGAAACCTTGAACTGCTCATTGTGCCCCGAGTCTTCGTTCTGGCAAGCATCTGCGTACGCTCCGGCCAACGTATTGCCTTCGCCAACACACCAGTTGTTCTCATTGAACACCCGGTAAGTACGTCGGCCTCCACCCGCGCTGATATACCCGATATACCATCCGTGCAGCCTGACTAGGGCTTTGATTTCTTCTTCGGTCAGGTCGGGTATGGTTTCAGGGTTCACGTTTCACCTCTGTTGTTTCTGGTTCGTCTCGCGCAGCGTCTTGAACGCCGACTCGGGGGTGACCAACTGATACGCACCCTTCCCATACTCCTGCACCACACACCAGCTACCCCGTGCACGCTTTGCTTGCTCCTCACCACAGGGCAGACACACGCGGTACCCTAACGCCCAGCGTGACGGGTCTACGTCTTCACCACACCAGCAGCAGTTCATTTGGTTTTCTTCGGGGTGGTTGGGTTCTGGTTTTCGCCGCTCATGATAGTTCTCCTTGGTTGTATATGCTGGCTAGAGGGGTGGGTTGTACTTCTTCCTTGCTTCGCTTCACCGGCCCGGTCTGTCCTCCAGCAACAGTTCCGTGAACTTCCCCGCACCTCGCGCTATCCACCACGCAATAAGACCCGCGAGCATCTGCCACGTATTACCGAACCAATACTGCCCCAACAAACACAACAGCATCCACACAACGACCAACACAATCGCTCCCCGAACTTCGGCTCCTGTCATACATCACCTTCCTTTCTCCGTTTAAAAGCCCCCAACATTCAACGCGACGTACTCCGGCTCGTCCAAATCGAACGGACCAGAATCGTCAACACTGTCTGTCACCTGCGCACCCCACACCGCACCACAATCACCGGACGCCGTGTGCCGGTAAAACACCCACTTGCCACCATGCCCTTCAGATACCAGTTTGTTGATTTCGTCCGCCAGTTGTTGCAGTTTCATTGGTTCTCCTTTACGTTTGGTTCGGTTTTATCTCACCCCTCTAGGCAGCACACACAGCAGTCGCACGCAGGATGTCTGGTTTAAACGGGGGTACCGTTCCTGCCCAACAGAGAAGACGCGGATTTATACTACACAGGTTTCTTGGTTTCTCCGGTCTGGTATTGGGTTTGCGTGCGGCTGCATTGTATTGCCTGCTTTGTTCATTTTGATTTGTTACACGGCGCTTCTGGATTGACTCTATGCGAGACAGCAGGGACTTCCTATGTGGGAGTGTCCACATATTTAGCGGGTTACCGCAGGGGTTGGTGTGCTGAGTTTGCTCTCGTTCGTTGCCAGTTTGACGGGTTGTGTGGGGTTTCCCCCTACGTCGGTTCAGCGTCGTGGGACGCATGGGTAGGGCTGGGGACGTTCGTATGAGGTTTAGCGGGATCATGGGGGTTGGCTCACGCCATGCCCTCCACCACATGCCTCGGACGTATCTCTAGCTGCTTCCATGCGATCTGGCGGGGTGTTTGGGTTTGTACCTATTACTTCATGCAGTCGCTGCCGTTACATCGTGGTCACGCCTACTGCCATTGGGCCTTCTGGTTGCGGGGGGCGCTGGTGTTGCCGCTATTGTTATTGCCCCGTCTTACTGATCACAGCCAATGGGTTCATTGGGTGCTTCGGGTTACTGTTGGTGCGCGTGAGTTGCCGGTTTGAACCGCAGGGAGGTCTGAGCGTGGTGTGGGTGTCCACACACTGTTGTTGAAACGCATCAGGTCAAAGCCCTGCCAACCACAGGCCGTAACTCCTGCCTGTGGACTTTGTTGCCGTGCGCTGGTTCGGCACGGCGCTTGTTTTTAAAGAGCGGTGATGGGGTACTTCCTGACCACTTCTTTACTACCCATCGTACTACTATTATACCGGAAAAGCGTTTGTAATACAAGTATTTGGAGTGTAAAGTGAGGTGTGACGGGGCCCGATGGGGAGTTCGGTGGGCTTCTGGTGTGTTGGCTTTGGGTCTGGAGGGCGTTGCGCCACCGCCTACGCGAGAACTATCATGCGGGTTGGGCCTGATCTGTGGTGCGGTGCAATAAAACCCCAACTGATTAAAAAAGAGGCAGATTTGCAAATGTTCCAAGCCTATAATCAAGGACTTAGAGAAAAAAGTGGTGTAAGTCTTTGAATGCACAGGTGAAATATGTTCCATTTAAAATCAATGGGTTAGGGGTCGAGGCAAAAGTTTGGAACATTTGGAACATCTACTAACTAATTGTTTTTAAAGATTATTATTATTATAGGATGCCTGAATGTTCCAAATGTTCCAAGCAAAAGGTATACGGGGTCTGGGGCTCCTGCCATTTTAGGCTAATAAAAAAACGCGTTTTTTTGAACACTTTTGGTTACCAGACCATATATGTTGGAAATCTTGGAACATTGCTGTGGATAACTCACCTAAGTATTTGATTCTAAAGGTAAATAACGTGTTCCATGACGCTAGTAGGGTTTTGGAACAGATTTTGGAACATGTTGATTTTAAAGGGAAAAACACCCCCTAAAATGTTCCATTTATAATCAAGGACTTATAATACCCTTTGGAACATTGTGGGAATGCATACTACTTATCAATGACTTACGAGCGCCCACTTTTTTGCGTATATTTCGGGTCGTTTTACATTAGTGTATAGAAATACGTGTATTTTTATTAGAGGGTCAAAAGTGTTCATTTCAACGTCTTTTTGTGAAAGTCCACGCCTCCCAAAACGCAATAGAATCAATGACATGGCTAATAACCCTACTCCCAGTAATGTAATGGTGGTTGAAAATCAAGGACTTACAAACGCGACCAAATTGTGGACTCGCGCCACCGCCGACAAAGGAACTATCATGGGGGTGCTGCATTGCAGCATGGGGGTTTTGGGTAGGGGTTGTGTTCGGGTCAGGTAATAACCCTACAGTCTTGTCGGTCTTAAAAAGACGGAGTGATTTAGTCGGGTATTCATTTGGGATATTTGTTTAAGGAACGGTTCTATGGCATAATGGAGTCACGGTCAAGGAAGCAATTGCATCCTTCCGTTTTATTGGAGAATCAATCATGTCAAAAGCAAACGGTTTCAAATTCGCTATCCTCCCGCAAGCAGTTGTTGCTGCAATCGGTGAAGCGTTCGGGGCAATGGAAGCGGCCGAAAATGCGCTGTACGCTGCTGCGAAGGAAATGGTGGACGCCGGGTTTAAGCCAGAGAACTTGGACAAGGACGCGGCGCAGTACAACGAGGCATTGCTTCAGGAAGTCCGGCAAGCAGTTCGCGTTCGCTTCAGTGCTGAAGCCCGCAAGACCCTTGATGCAGCGGATAAGAGTATCGCGGCGAGCACGAAACAGGAATCGGACTTGCGTCACATGTACAAGGCCAAAGAGCGTAAGGCAATAGCAGGTATCAAGCGCAACATGACGAAAGTGCTGGAACAGGAAGCCGGTACGCGCAAGACGTTAACGCTGCACGAAAAGATCGACGAGCGCCTCGCGGCACTGGTGAAACTGATTCAGAAGGATGACGGCAAGAAAGGCGCGCCGGTGGTTGAGCTTGTGGCATTGCTCAAGGATACAAGGGCACGAGTTAACACGCTGTTCAGAGGCAAGAGCGCCGAGTAACACAGCCCTACCCTGTAGCATCTAACCGCCCTTCGGGGCGGTTTTTTTACGTCCAAAATTCCCCAATCCGCAATCCCCTACAGCCCTAGCGCAGACCCCACCGGAGTGGCACCCCGCTTTATGGTTAGGAGTCCCACACCGCGACCACTTACACTAGGTTTTGGACAAAGGATTGCATCATTTTAAAAATCGGGTATACTCCCCACCAGTAGGTAACCATAGGAGGGTGTATGGAAGGAAACAGGTTTCATCGGCTGACCGTAGCCAAGCTGCACAGCAAAGACGCAAACTACAACAAGCGGTGGTTATGTGAATGTGACTGCGGCAACACCACCATCGTACTAGGTGACAAACTGCGCTCGGGCAATACGCAATCCTGTGGGTGTTACGGGGCGGAGCTACGTGCGGCGGCGCAATCCAAAGCAGACAGTGAACGTCGGGCGTACACAAAAAAATCGTGGACCGCCATGATTGGTAGATGTACAAATCCGCGCTATCCGAGCTATCAGTACTATGGGGGTAGTGGTGTCACTGTGTGTGATCGTTGGCGATTTGGGGAAAATGGGCTGTCTGGGTGGTTGTGTTTCTTCGAGGACATGGGACCAAAACCCACAGGATTTTCAATTGACAGGATCGACAACGCGTTGGGGTATGCACCCGGTAATTGCCGGTGGGCGTCGAAGGCACAGCAATCCGAGAACCGTTCAAAAACATACGCAAAACGCGCAAAGTAAACTCGACCCCCCCCACTATACTTCTATAGGAAACACCCCCGGGTAGGATTCCTTACCTCCTCCACTTGACACCCCACCCCCCACAATATATAACCACCCCGTCAACAGGTACCAAACCACCTGCATGGAGCACAAAATCAGCGAGATACACCCGAAAATCGAGATGCGCGGCGGTCCCGAGTTGGCTACGCCGTTGAAGAATATCTCACTGTACGAGCGCGCTCGTCTCGCGGTGCATACCATGAATTCGCTGATGGATGAGACCCCTGACACCCTGCCATTGACCCGGTTTGACGAAGAAGAAGTACGTGATACGTTCGCAGTAATCGCAGACCCGGAGTCCCCACCCAAGGAAGTGAAGCAGGCCATAGGCCGGATCGCTCACTACACCAAGCCCGCAGTACAGAAGCTGGACCTCATGCTGGGTGAGCTTGACGAAGAACTGATCAACAACGCGGCCCGCATCCGGACCTACGTGACCAACAAGCTGCTGGAGGAGACCGAGCACGTCGACGGTAAAATCCGCCTGAAGGCACTGGAATTGCTGGGTAAAATCAAGGACGTTGGGCTGTTCAGCGACAAGCTGGAGATCACCCACAAGACGAAAACCGACGAGGAGTTGGAGCAGGAGATTCAGTCGCGGCTGGAGAAGTTCATGGGCGCGGTGGAAATTGAGGGTGAAGTAGTGCGAGAAGACCAAGAAAGCCCGGAACCCATACAATCCCCGAACCCCCACCCTCAGATAGTCGACGTAGACAATTTGCTGTAACCCCCATGGCCCTCCCCATCCACATCGACCAACTGCGCAGAAATCCGTCCCTGCTGAAACAGCTACCACGGGGCGAGAAAGAGGAAGTACTGCGACTGCTGGACGAGTTGGAGGCACGGAAGACCAAGAAACGGGCACACACCAGTCTGTTGGACTTCATACAGTATATAGAGCCGTCATATAAGATCGGCCCGCACCATAGGCGGCTGGCGGCACTGCTGGAGTCGATTGCCCGGGGTGATAAAGACCGGATTTGCGTGAATATGGCCCCCCGGATGGGGAAAAGTCACATGGTGTCGTATTACTTCCCGGCTTGGTTCCTTGCCAATTACCCCGAAGCGAAGGTCATGATGGTGTCCCACACGGCTGATCTGGCGGTCAGTTTTGGTCGAAAAGTGCGAAATTTGATCGATTCTGAGCCGTTTCGGGCACTTTTTAACCCTGATGGCAAAGGGGTTGAATTGAGTCCGGACTCCAAGAGCGCGGGTCGGTGGAACACCAATTATGGGGGTGAATACTTCGCGGTGGGTGTCGGCGGTGCAATCGCTGGACGTGGTGCAGACCTGCTGCTGGTGGACGACCCCCACAATGAACAGGACATCATCAACGGGAACTTGGACGTTTTTGATAAAGCCTATGAGTGGTACACGACGGGTGCCCGTACACGTTTGATGCCCGGAGGTAGGGTGGCGATTGTGCAGACTCGATGGGCGACGAATGACCTGACCGGTCGACTGGTGCGGGACATGACCATGAACGACGGCGCTGACCAGTTTGAAGTCGTGGAGTTCCCGGCGGTGCTGGAGAAAGAAGTCGAGATCGAAGAGACGGATGATGACGGGGAGGTTACAACCCGGATAGAGGTTCAACAGAAATCCCTGTGGCCGGAGCAGTGGCCGTTGGACGCGCTGCTGAGAACCAAAGCCTCGATGCCTGCGTACCAGTGGAGTGCGCAGTACCAGCAGAACCCGACCTCGGAAGAGGGGGCGATCATCAAGCGCGAGTGGTGGAGGTGGTGGGAGGACGAGAGACCGCCGACCTGTCAGTTCATCATTCAGTCGTGGGACACGGCGTTTGAGAAAAGTTCCCGGGCGGACTTCAGTGCCTGTACGACGTGGGGTGTGTGGTGGCCGGAGGGTCGTGAGCGTGAGCGCGGCGCGGCGAACGTGATCCTGCTGGACAGCTTCAAGGACCGTATGGAGTTCCCGGAGTTGAAGGCCGTGGCGAAAGAGCACTACGACCGGTGGAAGCCGGACGCGCTGTTGGTTGAGAAGAAAGCCTCGGGTGCCCCACTGATTTATGAGTTGCGGGCGATGGGGTTGCCGGTGGGGGAATACACACCGAGTAAAGGACAGGATAAAATATCCCGGCTTAATAGTGTTGCGGATATGTTCGCCAGTGGTATTGTGTGGGTTCCGCGCACGCGCTGGGCAGAGGAGATGGTCGATGAGGTGGCGTCGTTTCCGGTCGGGCAGCACGATGACTTGGTGGACGCGATGACATTGGCCCTGATGCGAGTTCGACTGGGTGGGTTCCTCAAGCTGGAGAAGGATGAGCCAGACGAGCCCCGGTACTTCAAGAGCAAACGAAACGCGGGCTACTACTAACGGACGAATGAGGCGAAAATGGCTATCGAAAAATCACTGAACCCCGCCCCGCAAGGGCTTGAAGCGCTCGCGCCACAACCAGAAGTCGAGATTGAAATTGAACTAGAGTCTCCAGAGGTTGAAGTCGAGCCCGCAGTGGAAAACACGGAGTTCGGCGCTAATCTGGCCGAAGATAAAATCCCCGACGGCGTGCTCTCCGAACTGAGTACCGACCTGCTTGAGAACTACGACATGGACTATCGCAGTCGGAAGGACTGGATGGACACCTACGTCAAGGGCCTGAAGTTGCTGGGTCTGAAATACGACGAGCGAACAGAGCCATGGGCTGGTGCTTGCGGTGTGTTCCACCCGATGCTGATGGAGAGCGCGGTCAAGTTTCAGTCCGAGACCATCATGGAGACGTTCCCCGCAGCAGGCCCGGTCAAAACCGTGATCATCGGTAAAGAGACCAAGGAAAAAGAAGAGGCTGCAGTGCGAGTGAAGGAGGATATGAACTACGAGATGACGGAGCGGATGATTGAGTACCGCCCGGAGCACGAACGTCTGCTATTTTCACTCAGTTTGTCGGGAAATGCGTTCAAAAAGGTGTATTTTGACCCTTCGCTGAACCGCCAAGTAGCCCTTTATATACCCGCAGAAGACGTAGTTGTACCTTATGGCGCGTCTAATCTGGAGACCGCTGAACGGGTCACGCACCGGATGCGTAAGACTAAGATCGAGATTAAGAAATTGCAGGCCGCTGGGTTTTACGTGGACGTTGATCTGGGTGAGCCGACACGCGTTATTGACGACATCGAGAAACAGAAGGCGCTTGAGCAGGGTTTCAGTGCGGAAGTTGACGACCGGTTCCAGTTGCTGGAGATGCACGTCGATATTAACTTTGATGATCTGGGCTGGAAGGATAAATACGCCCGTAAAGATGGTGTCGGGTCTCCGTATGTGGTGACCATTGAGAAGGGAACTACTAAGATTCTGTCGGTGCGCCGTAATTGGTTGGAGGATGATGAGCTTCACCACCGACGACAGCATTTTGTCCATTATCCGTACATCCCGGGTTTTGGTTTCTACGCCTTTGGTCTGGTGCACTTGATTGGTGGACATGCGCAGGCTGCTACTTCATTGATGCGGCAGTTGGTGGACGCGGGTACGTTGTCAAATCTCCCGGGCGGGTTCAAAACGCGAGGGTTGCGGGTAAAGGGTGATGACACCCCGATTGCGCCGGGTGAGTTCCGTGACGTCGACGTACCGAGCGGGACCATGCGCGACAACATCCTGCCCCTGCCCTACAAGGAGCCTAGCCAGACGCTGGTAGCCCTGATGGACAAGATCGTGGCTGATGCGCAACGGTTCGCGGCTACGGCTGACATGAAGATCAGTGATATGAGCGCCCAGAGCCCGGTGGGTACCACGCTGGCGATACTGGAGCGGATGCTGAAGGTCATGAGTGCTGTGCAGGCCCGCATCCACTACGCGATGAAGCAGGAGTTCAAGCTGCTGGCGGCGATCATCCGCGACAACACGCCCGAAGACTACGCATATGAGCCGGAGGTGGGTGACCGCAAGGCCAAGCGTAGCGACTATGACATGGTGGACGTGATCCCCGTGTCGGACCCGAACGCCGCGACGATGAGCCAGAAGGTGGTGCAGTATCAGGCGGTGATGGAGTTGGCGAAGACCGCGCCGCAGTTGTATGACCTGAAGCTGCTGCACCGGCAGATGATCGAGACGCTGGGGGTGAAGAACGCCGCCAAGCTGGTGCCGACGGACGATGACATGAAGCCGGTTGATCCTGTGACAGAGAATATGGCGATCCTCAATGGGAAGCCGGTCAAGGCGTTCATGTACCAAGACCATGAAGCCCACATTGCTGTGCACATGGCCGCGATCCAAGACCCGAAGATCATGCAGGTGATGGGGCAGAACCCGATGGCGCAGCAGATTCTGGCTGCAGCCGCAGCCCACATAACCGAGCACGTTGCGTTCCAGTACCGCCGCGAGATCGAGAAACAACTGGGCAGCGCGATGCCACATCCGGAGGAGAACTTGCCGGAGGAATACGAGGTCATGCTGTCACAACTCACGGCACAGGCCGCGAGCAAACTGCTCCAGAAAGATCAGGCAGAAGCCGCAGCCCAACAAGCCGCGCAGCAGGCGCAAGACCCGCTCATCCAGATGCAGCAGAAGGAACTGGAGATCAAGGAGAAGGAAGCGGGCATCAAAGAGAAGAAGGTGGTTATCGACGCCGCCACCGCTGCCGATAAGATTCGCATCGAAGAGGAAAAAATCGCCTCCAACGAGCGTATCAAGGGTGCCGAACTGGGGGTCAATATCGCCTCCGAGCATAAGTCGAATGACCGTGAAGACGCACGCGAGACCCAACGGTTGGAGTTGGAAAGGGAAAAAATCAGGGCACAAAAACAGAAGCCCGCACCTAAAGGAACGACGACATGACCGAAGTAGATTTGCTTCGCGGTAAGTATCAAGAAGAAATAGCGGCTAAGGTCGAATTTTTGGCTAGTGGTAACGCCAAAGACTATGCTGACTACAGACATATTTGTGGTGTGATCCGGGGCCTACGCACCGCCGATGAAGTACTTATAGACCTCGCAAAAAGACTGGAGCATGAAGATGACTGAAGCTGCACCGACAGCACTGGAACAGAAGTGGGAAGAGCAGAAGCAAGAGGACGCACGTAAGGCCAAGCAGTTGCCGGACCCCACGGGGTATCACCTCCTGTGCGCGATCCCGGAGATTGAAGATAAATTTACCGACAGCGTTATTATCAAAGCTGACGCCACTGTCCATACCGAAGAGATTCTGACTACAGTGTTGTTTGTAGTTAAGGTCGGGCCAGAGGCGTACAAAGACACGGTTAAATTTCCTTCCGGCCCGTGGTGCAAAGAAGGCGATTTTATTATTGTCCGTCCAAACTCTGGAACCCGACTCGATATCCACGGCAAAGAGTTCCGCATCATCAACGACGACACGGTGGAAGCTACAATCGAGGACCCACGCGGAGTTCGTAGAAAATGACCCGCGACCACTCAAACGCCTTTTGGCGCAAATAAGGAGTAGTACATGCAAACCCAAGAGAACGAAGACAAAAAAACCAATCCCGATCTGGAAGCATTGGAGATCGAGATTATCGATGACACCCCGGAGGCCGACCGTGGCCGCGAGAAACTGCCCGAGAAGATCGTCAAGGAACTGGAAGAAGATGACCTGAGTGAGTACTCGGACAAGGTCAAAAAGCGCCTGTCCCAGATGAAGAAAGTCTGGCACGACGAGCGTCGCGAGAAAGAAGCCGCGAAGCGCGAAGCCGATGAAGCCGCACGACTGGCGCAGGCAAAAGACAGTCAAATCAAGGAGTTAGAGAAAAAACTTGGTGCTGGCGAAAAGACCTACGTAGACGATATGACCAAAGCGGTCACCGTTGAACTGGAGTCGGCCAAAACGCGACTGGAGCAGGCATTCGAAGGGGGTGACCCGAAGACCATCACCGCCGCGCAGGAAGCGGTGTTTGATGCCAAGATCAAACTCAAGGAAATTCAATTTTCTCGCCCCACCCCTTTACAAACAGAAGAAAAGGGCGTAGAAACCACACAACAGCGTCAAGAATCCCAGCCACACGTTGATCCCAAAGCGGAAGCGTGGCGTGCCAAAAACACTTGGTTCGGGGTTGATGAGGAAATGACTAGCCTCGCGCTTGGCCTGCACAACAAATTAGTCCGGTCGAAAGTTGATCCTCGTAGCGACGAGTATTACAAGCAACTCGATATGACCATGCGAAAGCGCTTCCCTGAGTATTTCGATGACGGTACAAAAACCGACGATGAGATCGATGGCGAGCAATCCACAACCGCGACGGAAAAAAAGTCTGAATCGCGCAAGCCAAATGTAGTTGCTCCCGTAACGCGTAGCACCGCGCCAAAAAAAGTGCGATTGACGCAGACTCAACTGGGCCTAGCCAAACGACTTGGGCTTTCCCCGGAACAGTATGCTAGTGAAATGATTAAATTGGAGAACAACAATGGCTGAAGATCGTATGAATCGAGAGCAAGAAACCCGTCTGCAAACGCGGCGCAAACAGGCTTGGGCACCGCCCCAGCTACTGCCTACCCCCAAAGCTGAAGCAGGGTATGCATTTCGATGGATTCGGACCAGTATCATGGGCCAATTGGACCCCACGAATACCTCCGCAAAACTCCGTGAAGGTTGGGAGCCGGTAAAGGCATCTGATCACCCGGAAATGATGTTGCAGGCCGATTCGAATAGTCGTTTTAAAGACGCAATCGAAATCGGTGGTCTGTTGCTGTGCAAGGCCCCCATGGAAATGGTTGAGCAACGGCGTGAGTACTACGACGCCCAGTCCGACCAGCAAGTGAAGGCTGTGGACAACAACTTCATGCAGGCCAATGACCCGCGTATGCCCCTCTTCAGTGAGAAGAAGACTACCGTGTCGTTTGGGTCTGGTAAAAAATAACTAAGGAGTTTTAACTATGGCATATCCGACTGTCGATGCGCCGTACGGTTTCAAGCCTGTCAATCTGCTGGGTGGCCGCGTGTTCTCTGGCTCAACCCGACTGATGGCAATTGCTTCCGGTCACGGCACCGCGATCTTCTTTGGCGACGTTGTTACGTTGTCTTCGAATGGTTGCATCAACAACTCCACTCTGACGGCAACCGCTGTTAACGTGGCAGGTGTTTTCATGGGCTGCTCATACATCAATTCGATGAGCCAGCGTGTTTATTCGCAGTACTTCCCGGCAGGTACGACCGGCACTGTGGACACCGCCAGCGCAATTCAGGCGTATGTCTGCGACGACCCCCAAGCTGTCATGCAGTGTGCGATTGTTTCCGCGACCACCACGATTAGCGGGCGTACCCGTGACTTTGTGGGCGAGAACGCTGCTATCGTTTACAACGCGGGTAGCACTGTTACCGGCGCGGGCAAAGGCGCGATTTCCTCGGTGGGTGCTGCTACGACCACCTTGCCGCTTCGTGTGGTCGATGTGGTTGCTGAGTCGGTGAATGCTTCCGGCTCGTTCACTGAAGTTCTGGTGACGTGGAACCCGACGATCCAGATGTATACCACTGCCGCTGGCATCTAAGGGAGAATAAAAAATGGCTATTTCACGCGCACAACTTCTCAAAGAACTGCTCCCGGGCCTGAACGCCTTGTTTGGTCTGGAGTACAAGCGTTACGGCGAAGAACACAAAGAGATTTTCGATACGGAAACCTCCGAGCGTTCGTTCGAAGAAGAAACCAAGCTGTCCGGCTTCTCGGCGGCTCCGGTAAAGAACGAGGGTAATGCAATTGCGTATGACAATGCGCAGGAAGCATGGACTGCCCGCTACCAACACGAAACCATTGCTTTGGGTTTCTCGATCACTGAAGAAGCGGTCGAAGACAATCTGTACGACTCGCTGTCTGGTCGTTACACCAAAGCGCTGGCCCGTGCCATGTCGTACACCAAGCAGGTTAAAGCTGCCACGATCCTGAATAAAGGGTTCACTGGCTCCGGCAACCCGACCTACGGTGACGGCAAAGTCCTGTTTGCGACTGACCATCCGCTGGTCAGTGGTGGTACCAACAGCAATACGTTCACGACCCAAGCTGACCTGAATGAGACTTCTCTGGAAGCCGCTGTTATTCAGATCGCCGCTTGGACCGACGAACGTGGCCTGCTGATTGCCGCCAAGCCCCGCAAGCTGATCGTCCCGCCGAACCTGATGTTCGTTGCTACTCGCCTTCTGGAAACGGAACTGCGCGTCGGCACGACCAACAACGACGTGAACGCGATCAAGACGATGGGTTCCATCCCCGAAGGCTACCGTGTCAATCACTTCTTGACCGATACCAACGCGTGGTTCCTGATGACCGATGTGCCGAACGGCCTGAAGCACTTTGTCCGCACCCCGCTGCAAAACTCAATGGACGGTGATTTTGATACCGGGAACGTACGGTATAAGAGTCGTGAGCGTTACTCGTTCGGAGCGTCTGATCCGCTGGGCGCATTCGGTTCGAGCGGTTCTACCTAATAGAATCAAGCACTTAGCGTCCAACTGGGCCCCTTCGGGGGCCCTTTCTTTTTGTCTGTTGGGTTTAGCGGTTCTGTTACCCGTGTCGTAACTCATTCGCACGTTTTCGAAAGTATTTGCAATTCCCCGATGGAGTGACCCGGAGTTTCGGGAGAGGATGTTGGAAAAGCGGGAGGCCAAGAAGCCTGTTGACACCCCCAAAACAGCCTGATATAAAGCACTCAGCCCAAGATTTTTACCCGTACAGACTGGCTTGGCAGACTTGTTAGAGACGGTACGGGAAATGTGCTAACACACGAAAAGGAACCACAATGGGACAATCAACCCTCGACGGCCCGGTAATTTCGAAAAACGGCTTCTATGCTACTGGCCCCGGCAACGTCGTAACTCTCAGTACCAGCACCTCTCTCACTGTAGCAGCCCACGCGGGTCGGATCATTAAAGTAGGTGGCACTCTGGCTGCAGATGTGACCCTGACCCTGCCGACCATCAATGTGCAAGCCAACCCGTCGTCTTCGGGCCCAGCTTCTGACCCCAATAACCCCAATAACCAAGGGGCGGTGTTCACGTTCTGGATCGACGTCACGATTGCTACCTCTAGCCTGAAAATCGGCACAAACGGCACGGATAAATATGTTGGCTATGTTCTGTCGATTGACTCAGACACTTCAGGAGCGATGGCAGGATTTATTCCGGCTGCGGCCAATGACTTCATCAACCTGAACGGCGGCACTACCGGCGGTGTTGCTGGTACATGGCTGCAGGTAACGGCGCTGGATACGGCGGAATACGTGGTTAATGGTGTTATTGTCTGTACGGGCGCACCGGCGACTCCGTTCGCTAACTCGTAATACCCGGGGCTTTTAATATCGGAGGGGGTTTAGCCCCCTCCAGCCCCAACCTCACAAACAGGAGAATTTGTGCAAAACCAAAAAGGCTACAACCTCGCGGGTAAAAAGCTGATGATCGGCCTTCCGGCATACGATCACAAAGTGGGGCTGAAGATGGCGGTGTCCTTGATGCGCCTCGCGCAAAAGGTTCTGGAGCATGGTATTACGGTTCAAGTCAGCAGCATCTGCGGTTGTTCGGTTGTCTCGCGTGCGCGGAATATGATCGTGCATGAGTTCATGCAGTCTGATTGTGATCATCTGCTGTTCATTGACTCTGACATGACGTTCGACCCGGACGATGTGCTGCGGTTGATGGCATGGAATCAAGAGAAGCATATCGTGGCGGGCGCATATGAGTCGCGGAAGGCGGGCAAGATTTATATCTTGACGCTCGATGGTGACCAAGAAAATGTGCTGATGGACGCGATGGGGTTGGTCAAGGCCAAGCGGGTGGCTACTGGTTTTATGATGATCCAGCGGCAAGTATTTGAGAAGTTGGCCGAACTGCACCCCGAATGGAAACACCACGACAATCTGTCCGAAGCCATGCTGTACAGCTACTTTGATTTCAAGGTAACCCCGGAAGGTTACATTGGTGAAGACTTCCTGTTCTGCGAGCGTGCGATTGAAGCGGGATTTGGTATATGGATTGACCCTACCATCAAACTGGGTCACATGGGTATTCATGAGTTCAAGAGCGACTTCGGCAACGATGTGTTGTACCCGATGCTGAAGCCGATGGATGCTGCTGTAAGTACGGCGGCATAACGGAGGTTTTATGGCTGATACAGTAACCACCAGTGTTCTAGCAGGCGGGCCTAGGCAGTACGCCGCCCGGTTTACCAATGTCTCTGATGGCACGGGTGAGACCAATGTAGTCAAGGTGGACATTTCCACTTTGCGGCTGGCTAACGGACAGGCCCCCACACGCACGGCGGTGAAAGAAATCCAATGGGCCATCCAAGGGTTTTCATCGGTCAATCTCAAATGGGATCGCACCACCGATCTGCAGATCGACGTACTGACCGGCAACGGATACCGCGATTACAGTCTCATCGGGCCTCTGCCGGATTCCGGTACCGGGGACACGGGTGACGTTCTGTTGTCCACGGTTGGGGCATCGGCCACGGCCACATACGACATCACGTTGGTGCTGATACTCAGTTAACATGCAGACACAGGCCGCAAAACGTCGTCTACGGTTGTCCCGGTCAAATATGGGCGGTGTTGGTGTTTCGGTTACATTGGCTTCTGCTAATGCGACCGGCTCGACGGAAATAACATTCACCGTTAACGTGTCGCCCGCTTCATACGCTGGTGTTGAGTGGGGCGTATCGCCAGCTTACACTTGGTCAACATTTGATGCCTCACAGTCGGCAAGCCATACCATCATTATTAACGCTGGTGATGGTGTTTTGGCTGGAACGACTTACGCATGGCGGTCATATGCGACAAATGATCCGGTAGACGCAATTGGGAATCGGGTTTATGGAGCCAGCGGAACTGTAGTAACTCCGGCCGGATCATTCCAAGATACGTTTACCGACACAAACGGCGTTTTCCTTGAGAACCACATTCCTACGCCCTCTGGTGGTGTGTGGACTCGCGCGTCAGGACTTGCCGCGTCTTGTGATATTCAGAGCAATCAACTAGCAATTACGGCAGTTGGTTCCGCGACTGAAACGCTTTATCAATGCCCATCGCAGGGTTCGGCTAATCATTATTCACAGTGCGTGCTGAGAAATACATCATGGGATAGTTCTTTTCTCTGCGTCAGGGCAACAGATCAAGCCAATTTTATTGGCGTTCGATATAACGCGGGAACAACCTATCAGGTTTATAAACGGAACGCGGGCACGTTTACCCTACTTGGAAGTTACGTGGTAGCGGCAAGCGTTGGGGATGTGCTTAAAATTGAAGTTAATTCGTCAAACGAGATCAGGTTTTATCTCAACACTACGTTGCGCGTTGGGCCGGTTACAGACTCATTTAACAGCACAGAGGTTAGGCAAGGTGTATTGGCTAGGGCTGAAATTTTAAATCCTTGGCTTGATTCATTTGAGGCGGCAGCAATTTAATGGCCGCGCCAATTCCAGCCGTTTCCGTATCAAGACCCACAGGCGTAGCGCCTTTGGCGGTGTTTTTTGACGCTAGCGGAACAACTGACGCAGATACGACCAAGCCTTTTCATGACCTGTTTTATATGTGGAATTTTGGTGATTCTGGCTCTGGCGCTTGGGGAAACGGGGCAAATACGTCGCTGAGTAAAAATTTAGCATTTGGGCCTGTCGCTGCTCATGTTTACGAGACAGCGGGCACATATACATGGTCGATGCTTTGCTATGACGGAACAACCGCTGTTATTACGACAAACACGGTCACCGTAACTGCGGCGGATACGCAATGGTCAACCACTAAAACCATTTGTTTTTCAACGTCTGGAAATTTTACGGGTGCACCGACTGGCGCAACGCAAGTGACCTATACGGGCGCATCGTCGATTACTTCAAACCTTGCCGCAGACCGTCGCCTTCTGTTCCGTCGCGGAGAGACTTTCGACATTGCAAGTGCGGTGACGATCACACAGAACGGCCCCGGCATGTTTGGCGCGTTTGGCACTGGCGCAAAGCCAATCATCAATTCATCGGTAAACGGCAACGGGATTAACGTATCAAACAATACTGTTACCGGCACTGCTATGGCGGACTGGCGCTTTGTTGATCTGGTGTTTGATGGTAACGACTTGGCCTCTGCATCGGCGTGGGCGCACTCTGGCCCAGTAAATAACGTGCTGTATCTGCGCTGCGAGGCGCGACGCATTAAAAACGGCATTATCGCGTCAATTTCAGTTCTTGATGTGCAAAACGGCAGCGGGTTTGTGGCTCCTGTTTGGGATGGGCTGTTTGTGCAAGATTGCACCATAGGGCCGATGGTGCCGACACCCGGAAACGGCGGAAACGGGCTTTATCTAGCCGCTGCTCGTATGGCCGTGATGGGTAATTACATAAACAACGCGCTTGGTTCAGAGCATGGATTCAGAACCGCGTTTATCGACCGTGGCGTAGTGTCAAATAACACGGTAACCGGCATTCCGTCAGGCCGTGCTTTTATTACTTTGCGTTCGCCAGATCAAGGTTCATTGACGCTATCGGGTGGCGGATACCCGAATCCCTATTACACGGAAAAAATTGTAGGGAGCAACAATTACTGCTTCGGTGGCGAAACTTCAGGACAGTGCGGCGTTGGCCCGACGAATCAATCATCCACGGGGCTTGCGCGAAACATTATCTGGGAAAGAAATTACCAAGTCGCAAGTGCAACCTCGGTCAATCTATACGATGCGTTTGCCTCGGATATATCTATTCGCAACAACGTATTTGTTGGAGGCGTTGGTATTGCCTACATCAAGACGACCGGATATGACTTTGCTGTCGGTTACGCAGACCCGACTAATTTTTACATTAGCAATAACACTGGATACACCACAGAAAACGGTAGCGTTCTCATGTTCCAGCAAACGTCCTACAACACGACCGGAGTAGCAACCGCAACGATTGCGAACAACTTGGTCTATGCACCAAATGACAACACAGGAACTGACGCGATTTACAGCACGCCGGATATTGCGGTAACGGCAACAGGAAACACCAATTCATCCGGCCAGATCAGAACAAGCCCTCAATTTGTTGGGCCGCTGACATCGCCGCTTGGTTTTACGGTATCCGCAGCAAGTTATGCCGCAGACGGTGGCGGGGCTCAGTTCCCCGCACAGCAGTCGGACTTTTACAACGGGCGCGACAAGTCATCAGAGAACAGAATCGGCGCTTTGGTGCAGACGGGTCAATCGCAGCGCAGAGGAGTGGCGGCATAATGGCAAAATCACCCGCATGGCAACGCAAAGAGGGCAAGAACCCCAACGGTGGTTTGAACGCCAAAGGGCGGGCGTCGTACAACAAGGCGAATCCCGGAAAGCCCGGGTTGAAGGCCCCACAGCCGGAAGGCGGCTCGCGCAAAGACAGTTTCTGTGCAAGGAGCGCGGGGCAGATGAAGATGTGGCCGAAGGCCGCGAAAGACCCAAAAAGTAGACTTCGTTTGGCGAGGAAAGCATGGAAATGTTGAAATGCACGAAGTGCGAGTATGAAAAACCAGCCACTGCGGTGTATTTCCCATTGCACAACAAAAAGCGAAATGGTTTTGATAGCTGGTGCCGTACGTGCCGAGCAAGCTACCGGAACGGTATAAATCGGGGGAAATTTCGGTCAGTTATCAGTGACTCGGACTTGGCGGATTTAAAAGCCTCGGTCAAGGAGTGTGTGATTTGCGGGGCGGAAGAACCACTTGTTGTAGACCATTGCCACACCACCGGACAAATAAGGGGCATGTTGTGCAACCACTGTAATCGCGGCCTAGGGCATTTCAGGGACGATCCCATGCTGCTGGAGTTTGCGTCACAATATATTTATGCGAGCACGGACGACCCAAAATGGGGAGAATACGCGGCTCAAAAATGATGGTAAACAACCACACAGGGAAAGGATCGAAAATGACGGAGCATCTACCAGAGCACACAAAAACGATGATTGATCTGGCATCCGTCGTTACAGCGGTTGGGGCCTTTTTCAATGCGCTCCCGGCCATCGCCGCCCTTTTCAGCCTGATCTGGACTATACTGCGCATTGTGGAAATGATCACTGGTAAGACGATCAATCAGATTATTGAGGAGTTCAAACATGGCCGAAAGTAAACCCGGGTTTCTTGAGCGGTTCCGCAACCGTGGGAAAAAGATCGATGCTGCGGTGGATTCCGCCGTTGATGGCGTGAAAGAAAGCAACGAGACCCAAGAATACCGCGACGCCCAGACCCGCAAGAAGGAAGAGAAGGCCATGAAGCAGGGTTATAAAAAAGGCGGTTCCATTGACGGCTGCGCGGTGCGCGGCAAAACGAAAGGACGGATGATATGAAAAAGAAATGCTATGATGATGGCGGTGAAGTGGACTTCGACAAAGACTCGGACTCCGAATCACAAAAGGTCTACAACTCCAAGGGCGAAGAACTCTCCGACGCCGAACGCCGCCCCCGCGCATCCAGTGCCACCCCCAGCGCCAAATCGAAAGCCAAACGCGACGACGGCAGTTATGACCGTAAAGAGCAGCGCCGTGGAATGATGTCTGGGTTTGGCGAACCGTCGAAGAAGAAAGCAACCTTCGGTGAAACCATGCGCAAACGCGCCAAAGACGTTATGGGGTTCAAGAAGGGTGGCTCAATCGATGGATGCGCACAGCGAGGTAAAACCAAAGGGCGGATGATCTAATGTCACGGCAAATAGTGCTCACGACCCAGTGCTGCGATTGTGGTGTGGATAAGCACTTTTCGAAGTACGATGTCGCCCGAGATAGGCATTTGAACCCCCGGTGCCGACCTTGCGGTAGCAAGTTTTATTACGCAAATAAACCCAAACAAACCACAGAAGAAAAAGCAGCGTATATGCGGGCGTACTACATAAAAAACAAAGAAAAAGCAGATGCAGTGGCTTCTGAATGGCGACGTTCTAAGCGAGTAGAGACTATACTTGCGCTAGGTGGTCGATGCGCGGCTTGTGGGGAAGATGATTTAGTGGTGCTTGATATAGATCATATAAATAATAACGGCGCAGCGGAAAGAAAAGCCACGGGGTGTAAAAACGTGGTCTTTTTGGTGCGTAGAAGTAATTATGATAAAAGCGTGTATCAAGTGCTTTGTAAAAATTGCAACTGGCGGAAAGAACACAAAAGGCGCAAAAATGCCATCGATATCAAAACGGCAGCATAAATTTTTCAGCGCAGTGGCGAACAACCCGGCGTTCGCAGAGAAGGTTGGGGTCGACCGTAAGGTAGGTGAGGATTTTGAGAAGGCGGATCGGAAGCAACAGCGTTTTTGGAAGGGCGGCACCAAGGCAAAGGTAAATAAGCCAAACACAGCGCATGGGAAGGTTGACATGCCATATACCAGTCTCCGCGAGTATGCGGGTAAAAAAGAAGGTGGCCTCATGAAAAGCAAATCGGAAATCGGTAAGCAGCAAAAAGAAATGGGTGACACTGCTACGTATGCCAAAGGCGGCGGTATCGAGTCCCGGGGTAAGACCAAAGGCACCATCGTTAAAATGGCTCGCGGCGGTGGTATTGAGTCGCGTGGGAAGACCAAAGGCAAGATCATCTAAATTGCCAACCTCCGAACCTAGTAAGACATGCAGCCGGTGCGATGAAGAAAAACCGCGTTCTGAATATCACTACAAGGATCGAGCAAAAGGCAAGTTGATGAGTCGTTGTAAACTGTGTGACCGTGCGCATCTGGCCGCGTACAGGAAGGCCAACCCACGACGGGTGAAGAACAAGAACTTCAAGGACCGGTACGGAATCACAGTCGACGAGTATGAAGCTATGAAGAACGCGCAGGACGGGAGATGTAGGATTTGTCTGGCAACCGGGCGTGTGCTGTATGTAGACCATTGCCACAATTCAGGTAAAATACGCGGGTTGCTATGCAGTCAATGCAACAGTGGTTTGGGGATGCTGAAAGATAGCAGCGTGCTAGTGAAGCGGGCATTGGATTACTTGAGGATATACGGAGCATAGCATGGTAGCCAAAACCACCAACACCACAGATTTTAACCTAGACCTGAACTCGCTGGTCGAGGAGTCGTTTGAGCGATGCGGCGCAGAACTTCGGTCGGGTTACGACCTGCGAACAGCCCGTAGGTCGTTGAATCTAATGACAATTGAGTGGGCGAACCGGGGGATCAACCTGTGGACTATTGAGCAGGGGTCTATTCCACTTGTGGCGGGCACTCTGTCCTACGATCTGCCAGTTGACACCATTGACCTGTTGGACCACGTAGTCCGCACCGGCACCAGTACCAACCAAGCAGACATCACCATCTCCCGCATCTCAGTCAGCACCTATGCGTCGATCCCCAACAAGAACGCCACCGGGCGTCCGATTCAAGTCTGGGTGCAGCGCAAGTCAGGTGCCACCAGTTCCGCCAGTGTGGTGCAGTACCCGCAGATCACCGTATGGCCCGCCCCCGATACCGCCCAGACCTACACCTTCGTCTATTGGCGTTTGCGGCGCGTGCAGGACGCGGGTAATGGTCTGAATGGTCAGGACATACCGTTTCGGTTCTTGCCCCCCATGGTGGCGGGGCTGGCCTACTACCTGTCGATGAAGCTGCCGTCAGTGGACCCGCAGCGCCGTATGGAGTTGAAGGCGGACTACGAGGCCCAATTTCAATTAGCTTCTGATGAAGACAGGGAAAAAGCCGCGATTAGATTCGTGCCGCGCCAAATGTTTATTACATGAAGATCATCACGTTACAGGCCGCGAAAGCTGCGGGGCAAACCCGGTATTTCACAGGTTACCCGTGCAAAAACGGCCATATTGCTGAACGGCTCGTGAGTAGTCGTTCATGTGTTACTTGCGCCAATTTTAAATTAAAACAATACGCGCAAAACAACAGAAAAGATTATTTGGAAAAAGCAGCAGAACGGGCTAAGAACTACCGGAAAAACCACAAAGATAAAGCAAGAGAGTCGCGCAAGGTGTGGGCTTCCCGCAATAGAGAAAAAGATAACGCGTATTCTCGTAAATGGCGGGTGAGCAATAAGACCGTGGTTGCGGCTTTATGTAGACGCCGCCACGCATCTAAACTCAAGCGCACCCCGAAATGGATCGGTTCTGAAGAGCACTGGCTGATGCGGGAAGCCTATGAGTTGGCTGCGTTGCGGTCGAAGATGACTGGCGTGAAGTGGCATGTAGACCATATAATCCCACTGCAAGGGCGGTTGGTGTCAGGGCTGCATGTGCCCACCAATTTGCGGGTTATCCCGGCGGTTGAGAACGTGAGGAAGGGTAATCGGTTTGAGGTGATAGCGTGAGCAGCAAATTTGCCTCAGGCAAGAATGCTATCGCAGAATGTGATATCTGCGGGTTCCGGTACAAGTTGACCGAATTGAAGGGTCTTGTAATCAAGACCAAAAACATCAATATTCTGGCCTGTAGTGAGTGTTGGAACCCCGATCATCCACAGTTGCAGTTAGGTATGTATCCTGTCGAAGATGCATGGGCGATACGCAATCCTCGGCCCGATTTGAGTTACTATGAGGACGGCAACAACGGTGCCGGTGGCAGCAGGGTAATTGAGTGGGGCTGGAACCCGGTGGGCGGTGCCCGGTCGGATGATAACGGACTGACCCCGAATGCGCTTGTGGCGGTTGGTGGTGTTGGTGATGTGACTGTATCTACTACATAGGAGTGGTAAAATGGCGAACATGAAATCGGCGCTGAAAGCGCACATGATGAAGGGTAAGGGTGCCCATCCGGACGCCGCTGCCAAAGGGATGAAGAAGGGTGGGGTTACCACTGGTGAAATGCGTAAAGTAGGCCGTAATCTGGCCCGTGCGTCCAACCAACGGAGCAAATAATGAAGACAGGTAAAATGCCGAAGCCCGTGCCGATCCCCCCGGGGGCTGGCGGTGGTGGGTACCCGCAGACGGGTATGAAGACGTCTGGCATCAAAGTGCGTGGTGGGAAGGCCCAGACCAAAGGCAAAATGGCCCGCGGCCCGATGGCCTAAGAGGTAGCCCATGAACTACACTGAGTTGTTTACCGCGATCAAAGGATACACAGAGAATGACTTCCCGGATACCGTGTTCACGGATACGGCGGGTACTGGCACGGAAACGATGTCCAGCACCGAGCAGATCAATACCTTTATTGAACTGGCGGAAGAACGTATTTACAACTCCGTGCAAATCCCCGCGATCCGCAAGAATGTCACGGGTAGTCTCACAGCAAGTAATAAATACCTGACACTGCCGACCGACTGGCTGGCGACGTTCTCAATAGCGGTAATCAACCCATCGACCGGTGCGTATTCGTTCATGCTGGACAAAGATGTTAACTACATTCGGGAATCCTACCCCATACCGACCGACACCGGCACGCCACAGCATTACGCACAATTTGATGCCACCACGCTTATCCTCGGCCCAACCCCGGATTTGTCGTACGCGACGGAACTCCATTACTACTACTACCCGGAATCGATTGTGACGGCCACGAATACGTGGTTAGGGGATAATTTTGAGAGCGTGCTCCTTTATGGCGCATTGCGAGAAGCGTATCTGTTCATGAAGGGCGAAGCAGATATCATCGCGTCATATGAGTCCAAATACCAAGAGTCGCTGGCCGCACTTAAACAGCTTGGAGATGGTAAAAACCGCCGGGATGCCTATCGTAGCGGTCAAGCGCGGGTCGCGGTTACTTAATAAGGAGAGCAGATGCATAGCGGACAAATGGCGGCGCTGTTAGGTGATTGCAAAGTGGTCACTACGTCGCATCGCGGGTCTACACCAGAAGAGTTAGCTGAACTGGCGCTGGATAAGATTATCCACATTGGTGGCCGGAGCGACCCCGTTATTACTGCGCAAGCTATAGCATTTAAGGACAGGCTGCGGTCTGTTCTGGTGCACTATCTCACCCGGGCCCAAGAAGCCGAACGCGACACCATATGCGCGAAATTATCGCAGCAAGGACAATCTGATATGGCAGCGCATATAAGGAGTATGTAATGGCTATTTCACAAGCAATGTGCACGTCGTTCAAGGTGGAGATTCTTAACGGTGTCCACGCGTTTGGCACGACGGTTGTTCGTGCAGCGACCACCCCGGATACTTTCAAAATCGCCCTATATACCTCCTCGGCCACTTTGAGCGCTTCGACTACCGCATATTCAGCCACCAATGAAGTGGTTGGAGTGGGGTATTCCGCGGGGGGTAACACTCTCACCACAACTGCCCCCACTTCATCAGGCACTACGGCCTTTCTGGATTTCAGTGATACAACGTGGTCGGCAGCGACTATTACAGCAAACGGTGCGCTGATCTATAACAGCACCCAAAGCAATAAGGCGGTTGCGGTGCTGGCTTTTGGCGGTGATAAAACCTCCACTGCGGGTGATTTTACTATTCAGTTCCCAACTGCAGATGCCACGAACGCCATTATTCGGGTTGCGTAACTCATGGCTACTTTCCATGCCTATACCCAGACAGTCGCTGATGGAACCGCTACCAGTGTAGTTCGACCCAGCGATTGGAACAGCGCACACGCTCAGGCGTTCGCACTTTCGGGTAACACCATTGGGTCGTCGCGGGTATCCGGAATGGATATCACGTTTGTTGGTGGTAACAACATCACGTTGTCGGCGGATACCGCTGGCAGCAAAATGGTGATTTCGGCTGGTAATTACCTTACTACCGCCATGGCGTCTAATCGGGGGTCCGATTTCATGGGCACCAACACCGCGCTCACAGCCAACGGTGTTTCGGTAACCGCCAACAGCAGTGGATTGAGCTTGAACTTCCCGGCGTTTCTGACCACTGCTGCGCAGTCGAACCAAGTCATAAACAGCATCAACGGCTCAACCGGCACGTTCAGCTTCAACACGGGCTCAAGCCTGTCGTCGTCGCGGGTCGGTAATGCGATCACGTTCGGGCTGGCATCCAACATCACCACGGCCCTGCAGTCTGCGGGTGCGTATCTGACAACGGCTCGGGCGAGCAACGACGCCATCGGGCTTAACTCGGCCCTGACCGCCAACGGCGTGAGCGTTACCGCAAATAGCAGTGGGTTGAGCCTCAACTTTCCGGCGTTTCTGACAACCGCGCAGTCGCCCGGTGCGTATCTGACCACCGCGATGCAGAGCGGGTCACAGTCGCAGGTGTGGGTAATGGGTAACTCCAGCGGGACAATCGGCGGCACGAACATCTCAGGAACCATGTTTAGCAACGGGCTGTCGCTCAGTGCTAACGCTCCTGCAGCCGGGGTAGGTATTGCTGCTGGAACCAGAACAGCCACGACCGCTGGCAACATTCTTTTTGATTCTGGTAACGGGATTACATTCGGGCTGAACGCTGTTGGTGGCTCAGTAATGACAGCCTCTCACAACGGGCTGACCACAGCCGCCCAATCCAACCAAGTCGTCAACAGCTTGAACGGAAGCACGGGCCAGATCAGCCTCAACGTGGGCTCAAGCCTTAGTTCTTCCACCGCAGGAAGTAGCATCACGTTCGGGCTGGCGTCCAACATCACCACGGCGCTGCAGTCTGCGGGTGCATATCTGACAACGGCGATGGCGTCTAATCGTGGGTCTGACTTCGTGCAAGCTACCGCCGCTTTCGCAGGGACAAACGCAAGCGGAACCATAAACAGCAACGGTATTTCTGTGAGTGTCGCGGCCCCGGGCGGTGGAGGCGGTGTGATGATATCCGCTGGCACAAATAGCCGAAGCACGGGCACTGTGGATTTTGAAAACAGCAACGGCGTGTCGTTTGGTATGGACACAAACGGAACGATCACGGCTAGTGTTGTGCAGCCAGCAACGCTTAGTCAGTTTGCAAATGCCCAGATTCTAATTAACACCAGTAATAACGTAGGTGTAGCCGGGGGCAATGCGCCTATATTCCCAATCACCGTACCCTACTATGTGTCTGTTGACTTCGTTAGATTTCTAAACAGCGGGCTTGGGGGCTTGGGGGTGGCTTCCACAATGACCGCGACTACGTCGGCAAATACCTCAGCTACGGTGGGTAAATCTAACACTCTCGCTATGATGTTGATGACAAAAGGAACAGGCGCGAGTAGCCAATCTCTATACTCAGTGCTGTCCACTGAGTACACAAACGCGATGCAAATGCAGATTACTGTGGGGGCTGTCGGGTCGCAGTACACCTACAACTATTCTCAAAGTATGCACGGGGCGGGTGGCGTAACAACCAGTTTTAGTACCTCCATAGCCATCAGCAACGCGAGTGTGATACTGCCCGCTACCTCACTAGGAGATACACGTTTTAGTGGTAACAGGTTTTTAGACATGCCACTATCAACGCTGCTTACCCCCGGGGTGTATTGGATGTTTTTAGCGCATCGCACATCTATAACGACACAAGCAGCTAGTTTTTCCAACCACATGGTTGGAAGGCTTAACGTAAACACCTTGTTTGGACTGGGCGGATCAAACATAACGAACTTTGGGCCGCCTGATGGCGCTACTACAGTCGCGTCCTTGCAGATGCCTTTTTACATGCAAGGTAATATCACATCCGCAGCGCCCATTTACACTACCTCTGCGATCCCTTTTAGCAGCATACGCGCAAACTCCAGCGGCAACGCGTTTCCAATAGTTCAATTCATCAAAGAAGCCTAACAAATGAAACCACAACTGCTAAACGCCGACACGGGCTTGCATAACCAAGACCTGCAAAAATCCACGAACCGTATCATTCAGGGTGGTTCATGGAAAAAACAGCGTACAATCATGTTGATCCCTGCTGGGGACATGATCCCCACACGCGTGTATTTGAACCACACGTCGCTGATTTTTCCGCCCAACCAGCCCGCGCACCGTATGGCGGCGGAAGGCTTTGAAGTAGGGGAAGCATTCTCAAGCTCTATCGCAGAAATAATAAACCACCCCGAACTAAGTCAGTGGGAGTATCTGCTGACGATAGAGCATGACAATTGCCCACCTTCAGATGGGCTCGTTCGGTTGATTAAACGGATGGAAGAACACCCGGAGTTTGCATGTATCGGAGGGCTCTATTGGACAAAGGGCGAAGGCGGTATGCCCCAAATCTGGGGTGACCCACGCGACGCAAACCTGAACTTCCGGCCGCAAGCACCGGACCCGAACGGGGGGCTTGTGGAGTGCTGCGGGACGGGAATGGGCTTCAACTTGTGGCGGCTCAAAATGTTCAAAGACGAGCGCCTGCGCCGTCCGTGGTTCAAGACCGTTGCGGATGAGACAGGTGTAGGCACTCAGGACTTATATTTCTGGGCTGATGCGCGGAAGTATGGGTATCGGTGTGCTATCGACTGCAGCGTGAAAGTCGGGCATTACGACCATGAAGGTAAATTCGGACCGCCGAGGACAATGTGGTGAACACCGACAGACAAAAGCTGGAGCAAGAGTTTTGCGCGAGGCTCCCGGATGAATCCCTGCAGCGGTGCGTTGATGTAGGCTTTGATGCACTGCGTTTATTCCAGCAACGCGATGCTGCAGTTTTGGCTGCTGTAAAAACTGAAAAAGAGGACTCACTACATGGCTAGCACAAAGAAAAAACTGAAAGCGGTCGCGGCACCTGAAATCATCAGGCTGGATTTGGGTTGCGGCCCGAACAAGCGCGAAGGGTTTCATGGCGTTGATGCGTTACCATTTGACGGTAAGGTTGACACCGTAATGGACCTCCGCAAGCCGTGGCCGTGGAAGGATGGATCGGTGGATGCGGTTCACTCCAGCCATTTTCTTGAGCATCTTACCGGCGCTGAACGGGTGCACTTCTTCAATGAGCTATTTCGGGTGTTACGCCACCGTGCGCAAGCCACAATCATTGTTCCGAGTTGGACGAGCGAGCGGGCTTATGGTGATCCCACACATCAATGGCCTCCGGTTTGCGGCTTCTCTTTCTATTACTTGAACAGGGGCTGGCGTGATCAAAATGCCCCCCACTGCGGATATACCTGCGACTTTGATTTCTCAGGTGGCAACAATTTGGCGGTTCCATGGGATAGCCGAAGTCAGGAAGTGCAGGCGTTTGCCCAGACACACTATTTGAATGTAGCGGCTGATATGATCGTGACTCTGACCAAAAACTAACCGGGGCGGGCTGTGGCTACTGCGTTTCAATTTGATGCGTTCCAAAACAATGGATTCCAAATTGAAGCCGTTACGGTCACAGTATCGGTTACGGGGGTGTTGGGAACGGGCGAGGTTGGCACTGTTTCGGTGGCCTTGGGTTGCACGGTTACACCGCTGGGGGTGTATGCCACAGGTGCGCTGGGATCGGTTACAATTTGGTCTGTGATCGACGCCGGGAACGGTGCAATTTGGACCCCAGTAAGCCCGTCAGGTAGCCCGGGTTGGACCCCAGTAAGCCCGTCAGGTAGCCCGGGTTGGGTGGCGGTTGATGATGGGCAAACGTCGTTTTGGGTGGATATAAACGATGCCCAAACCCCCAACTGGGTCCAGTAGCGAGTGACGTACAAATGTAGTATTGTGAATGCTCTAAAAGGATAACCAAATGGCGTCGACCTATTCAACAAACCTTGGTATCGAACTTATCGGGAACGGTGAGCAGTCGGGTACTTGGGGAACCACTACAAATGCCAACCTTGGCACCCTGATTGAGCAGGCGATTAGCGGGTATGTAACCCAAGCAATCACTGATGGTGCCGCCACAGTCATTACAATCCCGAACGGCGCTTCTGGTGTAGCCCGGAATATGGCGATTGAGTGCACTGGAGCCTTGACCGGGGCACGCGTGCTGGAAGTCCCCGCGAAGAAAAAACTATATGTGATCTACAACAACACCACTGGTGGTTACGCCGTTACGGTAAAAGTCACCGGGCAGACCGGTGTGTCAGTCCCCAACGGGGCAAAAGTCCTGCTGGTGTGTGATGGTACTGATGTGGAAGACGCCACCAACTACCAGTCGCTGCTGTCTCTAGGCACAGCACTAGGTGTGGCGTCTGGAGGTACTGGGACGACATCAAATACGGCCTATGCGGTCCTCTGTGGAGGCACCACCTCAACGGGCGCGGTGCAGTCGGTGGCGGGTGTAGGTACCGCCGGACAGGTGTTGACCAGCAATGGGGCGGCAGCGAAACCTACATTTCAGACGCTGATACCGAGCGGGGTGATCCTGCTGTGGTCGGGTAGTGTGGGCACGATACCGTCGGGTTGGGTTATATGCGACGGCACCAACAGCACGCCTGATTTACGCAATAGGTTCGTTGTGGGCGCGGGGTCTACCTACGCCGTTGCTGCGACTGGCGGTTCTGCTAATGCAATTAATGTGGCGCATACTCACACAGTAACGGACCCGGGCCACGACCACGACATAGCCAATTTCGGGGCCAACACAGCCCTGAACGGCGCGGTGACCGGGGTGTGGAGCCCAACGGGGGCGACTGGCACTACTGCGTCGGCGACAACCGGCATATCGGTGGACTCCTCCGGCGCATCGGGAACGAACGCCAACCTGCCGCCGTACTACGCGTTGGCCTACATTATGAAAACGTAAGAGGTGCTTTATGGAATGGTCACAGGTAGGAGCATGGCTTAAAGATAACGCGGGTGCGGGGGCTGCGCTGGTTGGATCACTCCTCACGGGTAATATCCCGGGCGCAGTCGCTGCGGGCGTTTCTTTGGTGAGTAGCGCCACTGGGTCGGATGATCCCGCAAAGGCACTGCAAGCATTTCAGGCCGACCCCGCCACAATAGTGCGACTGAAAGAACTCGCCATCCAAGAAGAAGCGGCGATCCGTCAACATATCCACGACATGGAAAAACTGCGCCTAGAAGACCAACAGGCTGCGCATAAAGAGACCCAAGAGACAATCCGTTCCGGCGATAACGCCGAAGATATTGTAGTGCGCCGCACCCGCCCGCTGCAATCGTGGGCCAGTTTGGTCATGGCGTTTATTTACGTCGGGCTGCGCACTGGTGAGATCAACGATATGGACCTCTATATTATCAGTCTGCTGCTGACCTTGCCTTGGGCGTACGCGGGGCTGCGCCAAATCGGAAAAGGTATTGAGGTGTGGGGTGGCGCTAAAAAATGAAACTGACCGCGAATTTCACGCTGGAAGAACTCACTGCATCCGCTACGGCTGCGCGGCACGGCTGGGATAACACGCCTGATGAAAAAACAATCGAGAATCTCAAGCGCCTTGCGCAGTTGCTACAACAGGTAAAGTCAGCGACTGGTGGTCGTGCAGTGATAGTTACTTCGGGGTATCGCTCCAAGCAACTGAATGACGCCGTGGGCTCCACTGACGCGAGTCAACACCGTATTGGGTGTGCCGCCGATATCAAAGTAGCGGGTATGACCCCGCGTGAGGTATTCAAGGCGTGTATTGAGGCAAAATTGCCCTACGATCAGATCATTTTGGAGTATGAGTCGTGGGTGCATATCTCAGTGCCGAATACCCCGATAGCGCCGATCCGCCACTCCCGGTTGATCATAGACAAGCAGGGCACACGCCCGTACGTACGGGGGTAATCGATGCCGCTCCAGAAACTACAGTTCAAGCCGGGGGTCAACCGAGAATCAACTAACTACTCAAATGAGGGTGGGTGGTTCGACATCGACAAGGCTCGGTTCCGTTCGGGTTTCCCGCAGAAACTGGGTGGATGGGTAAGCATATCTGACACCTCTCTATACACATACAAAGGCGTGTGCCGGATACTGTGGAACTGGGTTACTTTGGGTTTCGCAAATCTAGCAGCGGTTGGGACGAACCAAAAATACTATATTGAGAACGGCGGGCGGTATTTCGACATCACCCCGCTGCGGGTTACTGCCACCATAAATACCGACCCATTCGCCACCACCAATGGCAGTAAGCTGGTTACCGTTACTGATACCTCACATGGCACGTCCGCTGGGACTTTTGTGACATACTCTGGGGCGTCGGCTGTGGCGGGTCTGACATTGAACGGCGAGTATGAAGTTATTTCGGTAATAGACGGCAACACATACACGATTGTTTCAGCAACCGCAGCCAATGCAACCACGACGGGTGGCGGAGCCGCTGTCAGCGCCGCGTATCAAATCAACGCCGGTAACGCCACATACACCACAGGTACTGGTTGGGGGGCGGGGGTATGGAGCCGTGGTACGTGGGGTTCCGCCACTACAGTCGGTGTCGCACAGCAGTTGCTGTTGTGGTCGAATGATAATTTTGGTGAGAACTTGGTGTTCGCCCAACGTGGCGGAGAAATCTACTACTGGGAAGTGGACACCTCTACATACCCCCGAGGTATTCTGCTGGCAGACGCTGCCGACAATGCTGGGTATGTCGGTGACTATGTACCCAATTCAACATATCAAGTGATCGCGTCAGGCATCCAGCGTTTTGCTCTTGCTATTGGTTCAAACCCATACGACCCAGCAGATACTGAGACCACGTTCGACCCAATGCTTGTCCGATGGTCAGACCAAGAGAATGAATTTGACTGGGTGCCGACTACAAGTAATCAGTCCGGTGAACAGCGGTTGGCGCATGGTTCATTGCTGGTGTGTGCTGAAATCACGCGGCAAGAGATTCTGATCTGGTCAGATACCGCGCTGTATTCCATGCAATATCTAGGCCCGCCATATGTGTGGGGGTTTACTGTTTTGATGGATAACATCTCCATTATCTCCCCGCAAGCGGCCACTACGGTCAACAACGTCACATTCTGGATGGGTGTGGATAAGTTCTTTTCATACGCAGGTCGCGTAGAGACGATACCCTGCACCGTGCGCCAATACGTTTTCGGGGACTTGAACAAGGATCAGGCGTTTCAGATTGTATCGGGTTCGAATGAGGGTTTCAGTGAGGTGTGGTGGCTATACCCGTCCGCCGATAGTCAATCCAACAACCGGTATGTGATCTTCAACTACCTTGAAAATATTTGGTATTACGGGACCATCAACCGCACCGCGTGGTTGGACAGCCCCTTGCGGCAATTCCCCATGGCGGCGTTCAGCGTGCAGAACTCGTATTTAGACACCGCGATTGATAGTACGATTACGTCTATCCCGTTACTCAATGCCTCCTCATACCCAAACGAAGGGACAATTATCATTGAGTCGGAAAAGATTTCCTACACCAGCAACAACGGGTCTGCGTTGTCCGGATGCGTTCGTGGTGTAGATGGGACTACCGCCGCATCTCATGCACAATATGTACCTGTAACGTATATTGCCGCGAACCAGTTGATCTACCACGAAACCGGCGTTGATGACGGCATCGTAAACCCTCCGCTACCCATGGAGTCTTACATCCAGTCGTCGGACTTTGACATCGGTGACGGGCACAACTTTGGGTTTGTGTGGCGTATCCTGCCGGACATTACGTTTGATGGCTCAACGGCTACCACCCCGACATTGAATATGGTCGTTAAACCGCGACAAAATTCGGGAACCCAATACGGCACCCCAGATGCCCCGCGTGTAGAGCGCACCGCCACTTATCCGGTCGAACAATTTACCGGGCAGGTGTACACCCGCATTCGGGGGCGGCAGATGGCCTACCGTATTGAGTCCACAGAGACCGGGGTTAACTGGCAGTTGGGAACCCCCCGTATTGATATTCGCCCGGATGGTAGACGCTAATGGCGAACCCGACCGAACTGCGTCCGTCAAAAGCCCCGAATATTCCGCTTGCGCCGCAAGCCTACGACGCCCGTTCTCAAGAGCAGTTCCACAATGCTCTACGGCTGTATTTTGCGACCATCGACAACTACCTGTCCCAGTTGCGGGCTGATCCCGCACACATCTACTCGGTCCAAACCACCGACGCGACAACCACGACTTTGGCGACCATTACTATACCGTCAGAGACCACGGTTTTGATTGAAGCGCATGTAGTGGCGCGTAGAACTGGTGGAGTGTCCGGAACGGCGGAAGATGGCGCGGCGTATGTAATTGATGCAGCGTATAAAAACGTGGCGGGTACGGCCACAGAAATTGGTGAAACTGCCGTGTTTACGGCTGAAGATCAGGCTGGATGGAGTTGCACATTGTCTGCGAGTGGGGGTGATGCCCTGCTTCGGGTAACCGGGGCGGTAGGCAATAATGTGGTTTGGAACGTCCGATACTACCTATACACGGCACATACGTAAGATGGTAATATCCCAACAAATTCTGGGGGTTCTATGAAAGATGTCGCTGCGGGGCTGGCCTCGCTTGGCCGGGATGGGGATTCACTGCTGGTGCACATGAGCCCACGGGAAGTCGGTGGGTTGCAGGCATTGGCGAAAGCCGCTGGTGGATCATTGACCATACACCCACAAACTGGACTCCCGGAAGCCGGGTTTCTTCAAGATATCCTCCCCGCCGTAGCTGGCATTGGTCTGACCATGATGGGCGTTCCCGCATGGGGCGTTGGGCTAGGTTCTGGCTTGGCCTCTCTAGCTACTGGAAAAGATGCGGGCAGCGCTCTGATGAGCGGGCTGCTGGCTGGAGGCGGGGCTGCGTTGTTTGGCCCCGGTTCGGCTGCTGGTGAGAATATGGGTAGCGTGCTACAGGCTGGTGAACAGGCTGGGGCACAAAATTGGCTGGCTGCGCAAAACGCGGCTGATGCGGCGGCTGGATTGGGGGGTCTTCCGGGGCAGGTGGCGGATTTGGCACCCATGCAGTCGATGAGTTTTATGGACAAGGCCGGTGCTGGTATCCAGTCCGCAGCCAGTGATCCGATGGCGTTTTTGAAGGACAATAAATACGCTGCCGGTGCGTTGGGGGTAGGGGCGCTCGGGGCGATGGGTGGGTTCGAACAACCGCAGTTCAGTCCAGTGGGTTCCCCGGAGGGTAGCGGGGTTAACGCACAACTCTCCAAACCGTTTACACGACCGTATGATGAGTCCGCACCGGGGGGTTACTACTTCACCGACAAGGGGCATCTGCAGCCCAACTACGCGGCGGGTGGGGGTATCGGTGACTATGCCGCCGGCGGTAAGCTGCTGGACGGCCCGGGTGACGGTGTATCTGACTCTATCCCGGCTGTAATCAATGGCGAAGAGCCCCAGCGTGCTGCACTGGCAGACGGAGAATTTGTTATACCGGCCCGAATTGTGTCGGAACTGGGTAATGGCTCCACAAAAGCCGGGGCGCGTAGGCTTTATGAGATGATGGAGCGCGTGCAGAAAGCCCGAAGTAAGACGGTTGGCAAGGACAAAATCGCAGTAGACACGAATCCTGATAGGCTGCTCCCCGTATGAAATGTTCAGCAATCCCACATGGGCACATAAGTAATGTGTTTGGGTCGGTAATCGAATATGTGGCCCGCGCAGTGGATCGGACTAATGGTCGTATGGGGGTTGATGATGTGTTCAACATGCTGTTCTCGGGGGCGTCTAATCTGTGGGTGGCCTATGACGAAAACGAAGCGGGCAAGATTTATGGGATTGTGATCACCACGGTAAAAACATACCCGTGCAAACGGATGGTTGATATGACCTTCTGCGCTGGCGACAAATTGGATGAATGGCAAGATGAAATGATGGCACTGATTGACCGCTGGGCGGTTGACAGTAAACTGGATGGTATGGAGTTCACCGGTCGCAAGGGTTGGGGTAAAGTGCTGGAGAAGCACGGCCTGAAGGAAACCTACCGGCTATTTGAGAAGGAATATGTGTGATTAAGACGTGCAAATATTGCGGGGTGGAGAAAACGCTTGAGATGTTCCAAAAACACTCAAGGTCCGCAAATGGCCGCACAAATAAATGCCGCGAGTGCGCTAGTGCATATACGGCTGCGCGGTACAAAGCCAATCGAGTCCATATCCGTGCACAAACTAACCAACGGTACAAAGAGAATAAAATCACGTCCCGAGAAAAAATATATGCGTGGCGCAATGCGAATATGGGCAAACACAAGGCCGCGTGCAAAAAATGGCGCAGCGCTAACCTAGCAAGCCATAACGCATATGAACGTGAGCGGTATGCCACAAGCGAACAAATGAAAGTGCAGGGGGCAGAAAAATGTCGGCGTTATCAGGTGAACAAAAAACAGGCAACCCCAAAGTGGGCAGATATAACAGGTATTCGGCTGCTGTATAAAAAAGCCCGCGAATTATCCAGAGCCACGGGGGTGTTATGGCATGTGGACCACGTAGTGCCGATCACCAGCCCTCTCGTGTGTGGGTTGCATGTTCATGCTAATATGCAGTTACTCGTAGGTTCTGAGAATATTCGCAAATTAAACCGGGCATGGCCCGATATGCCGGAAGAGGTGTAACTATGGGTAAGGGATCAAGCGCACCACAACAGCCTAGCACTGTACAGCAAACGACCTCAAACATTCCTGAATACGCTCGGCCATATTTCGAAGACATAATGAATCGCGGTCAAGCCGCGTCTCAAACTTCGTACCAACCCTACACCGGTCAGCGCGTTGCGGATTTTACCGGCTTGCAGAATCAGGCATTTGAAAATGTTGGTAACATGGGCGTGTCACCCCTAATGGGGCAGGGTGCTGGTATGGCGGGTATGGCTGGCATCGGCGGGCTCAATGCTGGCAACAACTACATGCAACAAGCCACCTCACCGCAAGCCATGCAGTCATACATGTCGCCGTATATGCAGAACGTGGTCGACTGGCAGAAAAACCAAGCGGTTCAGGACTACAACCGTGGGCTCCCGAGTATTGGCGCTGGTGCGTCAAAGGCCGGTGCGTTTGGTGGCACTCGCCATGCGCTCGTAGAATCGGAAGCCAACCGTAACCTGCAGAACCAACTGGCGGGTATCCAAGCAACCGGCACTCAGAACGCATTTGACCAAGCACAGAAGTCGTTGCAGTTCGGTACCACGGCGGGGCTTCAGGGTCTCCAGACGGCAGGTCAAGCTGCTGGCACGTTGGGCCAACTGGGTCAGAGTTCATACAACCAACAGATGGGTATCAATCAAGCGCAGCAGCAGGCTGGCGGTATTCAACAAGCGCAGGCGCAACAAGGTATCGATCAGAAGTACGAAGAGTTCATGCGCCAGCAGCAATATCCGTGGACGCAATTGCAGAACCTGAGTTCCCTCTTGCGCGGCTCTGTAGTGTCCCCCAATCAGACCATGTACTCCTACCAGCAGCAGCCAAACATCGCGTCTCAAATCGGCGGTTTAGGTCTCGGTGCACTGGGTCTGTCAAAAGCATTTAAAGAGGGTGGCGCGGTCAAGAAGTTTGCTATCGGCGGTGAAGTCGGTAGTGAGGGTGGTCTGGCATCGAATGTGTCAAAGCTGATCAAAGTGGCGCTGTCCAGCCCGAACCCGCAGCAGGTTATCTCGCAGGCCAATGCCACACCGCTTGAGAAAATGATGGCTACGCAGAAGGTGCAACAGATGCGCCAGAGCAGCCAGAACTACCAAGCCCTGCAAGCCGGTGAGCCCCAAGGTACTGTGCTGGGTGGTATCGCCGGTATGGACACTGGTGTTATGGAAAGCGCCGACTACGCAGGTGGTGGGATCGTCGCGTTTGATGATGGTGGTGGTGTAGGTATGTTGGGTGGTATTGCCAAGTTCTTTAAGGACGCATACAACCGTCCTCGCACTTACGCCACGCCAGCGGAAGAGGAACGCGCTAAACGTCTACAGGCCATCGCAGAACAACGTGCGCAAGCACAACAAGCGCCGGTAGCTCCGGGCGGCATCGCGGCATTCTCAGCCAACGAACCGGAACCGACTGTTTATGCCAAGCCAACGACGCCGCAAATCGCGCCAACCCCACAACCCGCACCCACAGCACAAGCTGCTAGCACAGTAAGAGCACCCCAACTAAGTGCCAAAGGCCCCGATCTGTCCAGCATCACCAAGTCCCTGCAAACTGAGCGAGATAATCTGGGTACCGCCGAAGACGCAACCACTGCCCGTAGGGACGCATTGCGCAAAGAAATCCCGGACGATATCAAAGAGCGGCTCGACATGTTCAAAGAAGAAGCCAAGACCGCCGTGCAAGATCGTGATAAAGACCGCTGGCTGGCCGTGGCTATGGGTGGGTTCGCGGCGGCTGCGGGCACTTCTCCATACATGCTGAAGAACTTTGCGGAAGGTCTCGGCCTCACGACGAAGGAACTGGGCTCAATCAATAAAGATTTCCGCAACGCGGAACGTGAGCGCAATAAGCTGGTGCTGGCAGAGAAACGTCTGGATCGTGCAGAGCGCATGGGTATTGAGAAGGACGCTATCGCTGCGGGGGATCGTGTTCGTACCGCCCGTGACGCCTACAACAAAGCCATCGCTACCACTGAACTCAAGGTTGCTGAACTGGGTGAGAAGCGCTTTGAGACCGTGGCTAAGATCGGCGCTGAAGATCGTCGCACCGCTGCCGTGGCAGAAGGTAATAGAACCCAACGCGATTCACTGAACTACGTGCGCCAGCAGGATGCTGATACCAAACGCGCCCGGGTTCTGGCTGCGATCCAAGACAAAGTACGTGATCGGTACCCAATGTATACGGCGCTGCAACAAAAGGCCGCTGCTGGTAAAATCAAACCTGAAGAACAGGTACAGTTGGATAATATCGGTAAACTGATCCAGTCAGAAACCGCCAAAGCAATGGCGGGTGCGGTACCTTCGGGTGACACCGGCGGGAAAACAGACGTGGTAAATTTCGCTGATCTACCCAACTAGGAGTTCTGATGGATGTAAGAATGCCAGATGGTACCGTCATCTCCGGGGTGCCGGACGATATTACACAATCGGAACTTATCCGCCGATACCAGAAATACGCCGCCGAGCCGAAGTTCGACCCTATCCCGGAAGAGCCGGGTTTCTTTAAAGCGCTGGGTACCGGTGCGTCGTCGACACTCAAGTCCTTGGCCCCCGCTGCCAAACTCATGGTAAACCCGGGAGATGAGCAAGCTGCGCAGCAGATGCAGCAAGTTCAGAAAGAGGCACAGGACGCCTATCGCCGCACGCAGTTCAGTGACATCGGAGCCCGTGCGAAGGCTGGGGATATCGGCGGGGCGTTAGGCGCTACGTGGGATAAGTTCCGTGAACTGTCGGGTGAATCGATTGGTTTCCAAGCCCCAGCCGCTGCCGCCGGTCTGTTGGGTGCAGGTGCCGCTGCGGTTGCAGGTGCCCCGGCTGCGTTGATCGGCACGGGTGCGTATGGGTTGACTTTGCTGGGGCAGTACATCGCCAGCAACCTCGGTCGCCAAGTCGAAGAGAATAAAGGTAAGCCGGTAGATCGACTCCCTGCTACGGTAGCGGGTGGTGGTCAGGCCGCGCTCGACCTATTGGGCGGCAAGTTTTTGGGATTGGGTAAGCTGCTGGGTATTGAGGGTAAGGCCGTTGCCGACCAGACCGTGAAAGAACTCGCGCTCGCCGCTGCCAACCCGGTCAAATATAAGCAGGAGATCGCCAAGGGGGTGATGAAGGGTATCGCCTTTGAAATCCCGCAGGAGGTGTCGCAGCAAGTGCTGGAGCGTTGGCAGGCGGGTCTGGCGACGAACCCCTATGACGACCCTGAAGCCGCCAAAGAATACGCTGAAGCCGCTGCTGGTGCCTTGATGCTGGGTGGTCCGTTGGGTGCAGTGGGTCAAGTGGGCGCGGCCCGTGCAGGTCGTGGTAATGCGCAAGAGGAACTGGGTCGTCGGGCGGCTATAGAAGATACGCAGCGCAAGCAGTTGTTGGCGGAGGCGGAGAACGCCCCCCGGTCAGAAGTATTCACCGGTATGGGACCGGAAGGTAAGCCCGTACCCAATACTGCGCAACAGGAGATGATGGATCGTGAACAGGCCCCGCCACCGGACGCCGTACCTGATCTGTTTGCATATACACCCGGTGGTGACAAGCTAACCGCTGAAAGGTTCAACCAAGACCCAACGGAAGAAATTACGGCCCTGCAAACCCAGTTGGAGGAGCAACGCCGGGTATTGGATATTCTGGATCGGGAAGTCCAACGTGCTAAGACCCCGGGCGAAAAAGTAAAGTTCATTGAGCAGCAGGAGCAGATCAAGAGCGCCATAGCCAGCACTCGTGCGCAGATAAATACACTCAATAAACAAATCAACCCGACGAATCCAGAGAAAGAGCCGACCCGTCGCCAGTCCATGAAGCAGATGGCTGAGGTACAACCGCAACTACAAGAACGCCCCGCGCCCACCCCAGAGCCGCTGCAATATCCCGCTGCTCCCGAAGTACCTACACCGGTCGGGATGCAGATCACCGACGACGTATTGACAGGTCTTGGGTTCAGTCGCACTTCGAAGAAAGCCAGAGACACCTTGCGTGGGCTCGACCTGACCAGAGCCGATGATCTCAACAAGTTTGAAGGGGTGCTGGGTGACATTAGCGGTCGCGTAAAGTTCAACCCTGAAGTAGCGTCGAACCTGATTGACAAAGCGCGTGAGCAACAGATCGCCACCAAGGGCCGCATGACCCAAGGACAGGTGCTGGGTGAGACGCCCGCCGCCCAAAATACGGACGTTCAGGAACTGGAGTTCGCCAAGCAACGTCGGGATGCCGGGATGCCGCTGACCCCGCGCCAAGAATACCTGCTCAAGCAGCAACAACCGCAGACGACCGCCGAACTGGAGGTAGCGCAGGCGCAGGAACGCAAGACACCGGGACTGACTCTGGCTATTCAGCAGGGCCGTGAAAAACGCCGTCGTGGGACGCAAGCGCCCGCCGTGCAACCTGAGCCCACCCAAGAACCTGCCGCAGAACCCGTGCTCCGTGGCCGTCCACGTAAATCAATGCCACGGGTACAAGGAGCATTTGACTTTGAAGGGACACCCAATGCTGGACGAGAAGCTGATAGCGCAGGCATGGCTGTGCCTGTACAAGGACGAACCACCGGAGGAGGGGCCGCTGACGTTACTCGACCTGCCGACGTGGATGGCGATCAAAGAGATGCTGGACGAAGTGATGGAGCAACGACGCAACAGTCTTCTCCACTAACCCCGCCGTCACAGAAACCCAAGCGCGGTGAGCGCACGAACTTCGCGGAAGAACTTTTCGAACTGCAGGAAGCCGAACGGTTGATCCAGACCACCAAAGTGACCTCCAAATACAACAGTGCGGTCCTGTATCTGGTGGACAGTATGCGGGATCAGAACAAGGCCGTGGTGTCGACTGCCCGAAGCATTCTGGAGCGCAATGAAGTCCCCCAACAGGATATCGACGCCGCCAAACAGAAACTCGCTGCATCCGCTGCGATCCAAGAACGCTATGAAGCCAACCGGAAAAACGCTCGCGCTGTACAGCAGCAAGTAGATGACGAGAACGCGGAAGATGATCTGCTACTGCCGTCTAAACCCGTCGGTGTGAAAGTGCAGGATGATGTAGCTGCGGCAGTTCAGGCGGGTGATCTGCGGAAGACGCTGCGGGGCATTATTCAGTCCACCAACAATCCGTTGTTGAAACAGGTGGCACAGCGGCTGCTCGCTCGTATCGGCAACACACGAATCAAGGTAGGCATGGTGGAAGGCGCAGGCCAGTACGACCCAACCACCGACACCATCACGATCAGCCCGGACTCACTGCACGAACACACCATCCTGCATGAAACTACCCATGCCGCGATCTCCCATGTTCTGCGTAGCCGGATGCACCCGCTGACTCGTCAACTGAATGAGTTGTTCACCCGGATACGTCCGCGTATAGAGGGGCAGTATGGCGCGACCAGCTTGCAGGAGTTCGCCGCAGAAGCCCAGTCCAACTCTGAGTTCCAACAGATGCTGCGCAGCATTCGCATTCCGCAAGGTGCGTTGAAGACCGCGTATGACTGGTTTGTGAACGCTGTGCGTAAGTTCTTTGGTATGTCGCCGCGCAGTTCGAACACCGCGTTGGACCGTATCGACGAGATTATTGGCAAGATTATCCGTGCTGGTAAGACGATCCCCAAAACGCCCGGGGACATTCTGTTTCTCAATGCTGATGTATCGGGTGCTTCCGCCGCCTACAGAAACATGCTCAACACGATGGGTGATAGTTCCACAAACCTACCTAAGTTTTCCGGAGCATGGAGCGACGTCGTTGGCAAGATGAGCCGTGGCGTGCTGGGTGCTGCGGTGAAGACGTTGGACCTGAATCATCTGGTGGAGATTTATGGCAACCGGGCACCTGCACTGCGGGGGGTTGTAGACCTACTCAACGAACGCCGGGGTTATGAGAACACCCAGATCGACCGCGCAGGTCAGACCGCCAAGTCATTGCAGCGAGTGGTGAACAAATACAGCCAGACGACGGCGCTCAAAAAAGAATACGACAAGTTCACCGAAGTGGTGTACGACGCTACGTTGGCCCGGTTTGATCCCGCCGACCCGAAGAACAGTGGTAACCCCGCCGCCAAACAAGGCCCGGACCTGTTGGCGCGTTATAAGGCGCTGCCGGATGACCTGAAGAAGTCCTACACCGAGATCAAGGAGCACTACGAGAAGCTGTACAAGGACTACATCGCCGCGCTGGAGAAAGACTTGGCCGTGCTGCCCAAGAATGAGATCGATGAGATCAAGGCAGGTATCGAGAGCAAGATCAAGCCCTACTTCCCGCTGATGCGGTTTGGCGATTACTGGATGCGGTTTGAGAAGAACGGTGAGCAGATTGTTATGGCGTTTGAAACCCCGGAGCAGCGCAATCGGTTTATCGCTGAGAACAAGATCGACCGTAACAGCAAGGATTTCAAGCAATACAAGAATCTGGATGAGGTTATCGCTGGCCGCACCCCGCCGTCTGACCCCATGATCCAACGTACTCTGCGGGCTATGCGCGACAACGGTGTGGCTGATGATGTGGTGAACGATGTATATAAAGCCCTGCTTCGGTTGAATCCGCAGCAGTCGGCAATCATGAATATGATCAAGCGGGAAGGTCGTGCTGGTTTTGAGAAAGACGTGCTGCGTAGCTACACTGCTACCGCCCCGAAGCTCATTTCACAGACGGCATCACGTCTGTATAACCGTCGGATTGAAGAGACCGCTGCGCTGGGCCGTAATGAGTTGGCGGACATATCCAGCAAAGACCCGCGTGGGTTTGACCCACTAGCCGACGAAGTAGCCACACAAATTTCGGCGGAGCCGGGGTCGCGCCTCACCACAATGCTGAATCCGACGATCAACAAGCTGGCGTCGAACATCAACTGGCTGACGTTCTCGTACTTCCTCGGGGCCAACGTATCCACCGCTCTGATCAACTTGACGCAGACCCCGATGATCGCCTACCCCATGATGGCAAGTAAGTATGGCGCGGGTAAAGCGACTGCGGCCCTGATGGGTGCATACAAGGCGTATGGCAAATCAGTATATAAAAACGCCGGGGACAACTTCAAGAAATTTGGTTACCTGTCACCTCTGAACACCCTGCCAAAAGACAGCCCGTTGCGTGGCCTGTATGACGAACTGCAGCGCCGTGGTCAGATCAACATCTCGATCTCGCAGGAGATTCTGGACATGCGGTCACAGCCGTCGTCTCCGGACAGCAAGGTCAAACGCGCCGCCAGTATCGCCATGACGTTCGCCTACCAGCATTCAGAGATGGCAAACCGTGAGATCACCGCAATCGCCGCCTACACGCTGGCAAAACAAAAAGGTTTGTCTGAGACCGAAGCCGTGAATGAAGCCGTCGACATGATCACCAAGTCCCACGGCAGCGGCATGATGGAGACTGCGGGGCCGATATTCCAGCACCCACTGGGTCGTGTTGTGTTGATCTTCAAACGCTTCGCTCAACTGATGATGTTCCGTACTGCGCGTATGGCGTATGTAGCGATCAAAGGGGATAGCAGTCTGTCACCGCAAGAACGGGAGTTAGCCAAGAACATCGCCCGGAAGCAGTTGCTGGGGACGTATGCCATGACGTTTGCGTTTGCCGGTGCACAGGGCCTGCCGTTCGTGGGGGTGGGGGAGTTCCTCTACAACGTGTTTCAGTCGGCGTTCGGGGATGACGATGAGTATCCGGACTTCCGCAACACCATGCGCAACGCGCTGGGTGAGTTCACGTTCAAGGGCCCGACCAACTACCTAACCGGTCTTGAGGTCGCACAACGTACGGGTTTTGGTGACCTGCTGATCCGGGACGACTCCCGCAGTAAAGCCGAACTTGGGGCACTGCGCTACTACATCGAGCAGATATTCTTGGGGGCACCGTTCAGCATCCTGACCAACATGAACCGGGCTGCGCAGATGATCGACGACGGGTATTGGTATCGTGGGATTGAAGCCGGTGCTCCCGCCGCACTGCGTAACGGTTTGAAGGCCATGCGGTTTGGGGTGGAGGGTGCCACGACTTTGAAGGGTGATCCAATCACGGACGACATCAATATCATGAACGCAATGTTCCAGTTGGGTGGGTTTGCGCCGACCAAGCTGACTGAGATTTACGAGAAACGCGGTTACATGAAGGAGATGGAGACGTTCGTGCGTGACCGTAAACGCCGCCTGTTTGATCAGTATGAGACCGCAGCGGATGCTGGGGATGTGGATGCCCTGATGGGTGTGCAGGAGCGCATTGCAGCGTTCAATATGGCGTTCCCCGAGGTGGCGATCAAACCCAAGGACATCATTGCTTCAGTCAAAGGACGTGATCGCAGGGAGCAGCAGGCTATCTATGGGGTACAGATCGACCCGAAACTCAAAGAGCGGGTGCGTAAGGCTGCTGAAGGGGAAGAGTAAGAAAAAACCCCCAGCCGAAGCCGGGGGTAAACGAGGAGGAGAAGCGACGACTGGGGAGAGAGTCCAGCGTCGGGCGGATAGTGGCACAGAAAAACGGGTGGTGCAAGGGGTCAGGGTAGTTTCGCCACACATTCGCAGATGGCGCGGTTTAGGTCTTGGTTTGAAACCCATCCTGTCGCGGCATAGTTTGCACTCCAACCATCCAGACCAGTTGAAATTGTCAGCTTAAACTTCTTCACCAGCGCCATTGCTTGCGCGTCGTCACAGAAGGGATTGTAGATCGTGTGATTCATACCCCAAGCAGTTTCTGTGGCTATCGCCAACTCAACCACTCCGTCAGTACGGCGCATATCAGGGGGTAGTAACGTCAGAACAAAACCCATCTTCTCCGCGCACTTCTTAATCATTTCCAAGTCATTCATTTCTTTTTCCTTTATCCAATTCGCCAAACACGGACACCCATATACCCGAACTCCGCGACCTCTTCCAGCAACACCACAACACCTAGTGCGTCGGCTTCCTTCTGAATATCGTTGCGCAGCAACCGCGTCTCGACCCCCGGCACAAACGCGGACGCACTGACGGGGAAATCATGCCAGTTTATCCTGACTCGCAAACCATGCGTCCACATCGACCTCTCCCAAAACAAATTTCTCGTTTACGTTCCGAAACACCAACACCCGTTCATTGACCGAAATGTGGGTGCCCTTACCCAACCGCTTCCGCGTCTCACCATGCAGTGCGCCCGCAGCCTGTAGTGCCTTGATGGTGTGGCTGTAGGACATCTGGCGCTTAGTGCAAAATTCCCGAAACTTCGCTACACTGATCATCAAGTCTTTGGTGTCGGGCTCGTAGCGGATCAACAACTTCCCTTTCGGCTCGCGGATCGGGCCCTCATTTAGTCCGCCTTTCACGCTGGCGTTGATGATCAGCATATCGTTGATGTGTTCGGACAGAAACATACCCAGCACTTCATCCGGTTCGATATTCGCAATCGCCACATGCCCACGCATGACCTTCAGTTGATTGATAATCCAGTCATACACCCGCTTGATGTCGTCGTCGGTGATGTCCAGCGCCCCGGACTCTTTCGCCAGAATACCCCCCGAGATACACGCCGCTGTAGTCGCTGACCAGTATTGCTCTCGCTGGGTGAGTTCCGCAGCCTTGTCGATTTTCCCCTGCACCTTGAGCAGCAGGTCGCCCACCCGCCCCATGTTGTTCAGGATGTATTGTATATACACCTCTCCAGCGTGGCCGTAGTTGTCCTGCAGGGGCCGGAAAATGGCGTCCGACTCACCCTTGGAGATGTTGACCTGTGTGGGGAACGGGAACTCCATCAGTCGACGCAACTCACCGTCCGGTAGTGATTTAATGGTATACAACTTGTCCGAAATGGTTGAGTTGCCGGTAACGATGCTGATCGTGTTCCACGTCGTCTTGTTGATGCGCTCTATGTTCTGGCTACCCATCAGTCGGTTCTTGCCACGGCCATGCAGCATAGAGTAGATGTATTCTGACAGGGCTTCTGGGGTCTCGTTGGTGATCTCGTCAGTTGTAGCCGCGATATTGTTCATGGTGCCTACCCGGTTGACCCGGGAGTTTACGGTGTCGGTCTTGATCAGCATCGCCTCATCTGGGTGTCCGAATATGCTGTTGATGGCCTGCAGGGTGGTCGTCTTGCCGGTGCCGCCCTTATTCGAATACAGGCTGATCACACCACCACGCGTACCGGTGAATGGCATCAGGGGAGCAGCGAAGCCCGCAAACAGCGCGAACAGGGGCAGTTCCTGCCCCGGTCTGGCATAGAACTTGGTGACTTGCTTCCACGCGTCGAGCGTCCCGGCCTTGCGAAACTTGGGGATGATGTCTACGGTATTGGCCGTGGGTGGGCTGTAGGTGATGCCAGCGGACGAGATTTCCCGATCCCCCACAATAAAGCAGGAGTTGCTGTCGGCCCACCCAAATTGGACGCGCCCTAAACTAGCCTTGCGCAACTTCTGATGGTGCCGAACCCAATGGTTCGAATACGCCATTATGTTCTCCAATTGACTATTTGACGGGCAAATACCCTTCATCCCCAACACATCCCGATAGCGGTCTTTAGCCAGCATGTCCTTCACTGGCACGCAGAACTCCTTGACCCCATCCTGTGGGAAATGCACTCGGAACAGAGCCGTCATGCCCAGATACGGGTCTTCGATCAGGTTCACGGCATAGAAGTCATACTCGTAGATCAGCTTGTCTTCTTCGACCGTGTTACCGCTCTTGTCTTCCCGCTTGTCCCGGACATACACCCCGCCGTTCTTGCCCCTGAAAAACGGGAACGGATACTCCGGAATCTCATACACCACCGCAGGTTCATCACCGACTGCGGGCACTTCGACCACGTTATCTTCCTTCGTGGCTTCCAGTACGCGACCAGCGCCCAAGGCTATTGGTGATGCTATTTTACCAAAGTGCGGGCACCCCTCGCAAAGCGTGGCGTCGATGTTTTGGAAGGTGGCGCAGGTATATGGACCACGGATCGACCCAGCCTTACGCTCTGTATCTGCGGGGTTGTAGTCCGGGTGGGCACTGGAGACCTTGTGTATGGCCTTGTCTTTGTCCGCACAGTGGGCCGCAATCGACAGCACCGCCCGCCAATGGGGTTCTGATATATCCGCTTGATGTGTAACCGCGTATAGAATGTGGGCGCAGCCTTCCCCCGCCGCGCTTTTCTGCAGGATGTTCTTGAATACAGACGGACGGTTCGCCAACAGCTTCTTGGATACCTCGTCCATCGGGCGCTTTGTTGCCGGTAACAGATCAAACTCCGACACGCCCAACAACTTGCGCATATCGTCGAACGCAACCGGCTCCCCCACCCGCATCACTTCCACATCAAGCGGGTTGGACGGGTCTTTATGGTTGCGGGTGCCGGGTGCCCTCAAAATACGCGCAGCATCGGCGGTGACCGCCGGGTCAATACGGAAGCCCTTGAACATGCAGGTCTGCTTCAGCTTCTCCGCAACGGGCTTCCACTTCACGCGGTCCACCGGCTCCAGCAACGGCCAGTATGCGTGTATCCCGCGTCCCGAGTTAACCACAGTGGGTTTCGGTAGGCGCAGGTCTTGAACAAACGCTTTCAGTTCCGCCAGAGCAGTATTCTGGTCGGGGAATTTGGTGTCGTCTTCCGGATCGCAGTCAAGGTCCATGAAGAACGAGCGGATATGTTTTACATTGTCATTGGTGCGTGTGGTCTCGATGTTGTATGCGGCTGTTGCGAAAAATGCGTTCTTGTTTTGCTGCGTGATAGTTTCCAGTTGCTCATTAAGTTCAGCGACCGAATTGTGAAATGTCTGCGATACTTTTTTATTGTCGTCGATAGACACCGCAACGTAGACACCATCAGGCGGCAGCACCGCATTCAGGAACTCGTTTCGTGTGGACATTGGGTTATGCCTTCATTCGTGGGGTCTTGCATGATACCTCCAAAGAAAAAGGGCGGGGAGCGACCCCGCCCGAACCACCACCGAACTTAGTCGTCCCACTGATCAATAACAGACTGCAGGCTCTTCTTCGGCTCCGGAGGAGCGGCCTTTGTGGACTCGCGTTTCTTTGGGGCTTCTTCTCCGGGTGCAGCGGCTTCCTGCTGCTTATCTACCACATCCGCCACCTTCGGGGCTTCGGTCTTGTTCTCCAGCTTCTGCACACCATCCGCTTGCGCGACAGTCATAGTGATCGCGCTCTTGGCTGCGGGGGTCTTGCCTTGGGCTTCACACTGGTGGAACTCGGCTTCCGTCAACGGGCGCACGGCTTTGAACGTCAGCTTCGGCGTAGCGCTGTTGGTGTCGAACCGCATCTCCGTAACCACCGCAGTGATTGGCACATTGAAGCCCGCCAGATACTGTGCGTAGGCGTTGAGCGGCATCTTGCCATTCTCGGTCTTGCCGAAGATCGATTGCGACGGCAGCGTGAGTTGATACACGTCACCACTCAGATCGTTCTCCAGCACCACCGCCAGACGACGCGAGAAGCGACATGCACGCGACTCACCTTGACCGGAACCCTTGACGTTCTTGGGGCAGTCTGCGCACGACGCACCTTGCGGGGTCTCTACCGACTTATCCGGGCGATCACCATCAGCAGACCAGCAGGTGGGGGAGGGGGCTTTCTCCGCGTCCGGATCGTAGGTGCCTTCATAGAACGCGCGCGAGACTTTCGCAGCGGCTTCAACCACAACCACATTCATGGCCCGGTCTTCGTTCACCGCGATCTCTTTGCCGCCAGACATCAGCCGCCATACACCACCTTTGATCGAGATACGTTTGGTCGTAGCGCCGCCACCCATCAGGGCTTTGGTCACCGCGTCCATTTCACGGCCCTTCAAATACGAGGGAACCGCACCATCTTTAAACAGCGTCATTTCAGTAGTCATTCACTTCTCCTTGTTTATTTGCTGCGTCGAACAGTAATGTCGTAGTAGCTGTCAGAGTTGAGGCCCGGGATACGGACATCAGGGTTCTCCGCCAGAAACTGCTTCATATTCGTCTGGTGCACGCGCCGTTCCATCAGGTCCATCGCGTCATGCTCCTTGACAAACTCATGCAACGCGCCCCAGTCCGAAGACCAGTAGCGTGTTTTGACCGAGCGGGTAGCGGTGCCTGCGGTGGTCTTGAGGCTATCCAGATTCAACTCCTTACATACTTCCAGAATCTGTGTCTTGATCACTTCCTGCTGGTCTTTCAGCAACCCATCATCTTCCTCGTATTTACGCGATAGCGCCTCCCTTGAGTCACGAATTTTGATAAAAATCTTCATCAGTTTGTCCACGGGGACAGAAGGCTCCCGTGCTTGTGTTACTGCATCAGTCATTGCTTTCTCCTAATTCCTCTTTATATAGATCAACTAATTTTTCGTGGATGTCCACTTTGCCACTCAACATTTTATACAGCTTGCGTTCAACAGGACTTCCCTGCAGGTGCATGATGGTGACTTTATTTTTCTGGCCCGCCCGATGCACCCGGGCGTTCGCTTGAAGATACGTTTCTACGGACATAACTGGCGACCAATACACAACTGTGTTTGCTGCGTGCAGCGTAACGCCATGCGAAGCTGCCTGTGGTTGAATCACCAGAATGCGTGGTTCATCGGTTGTCTGAAACTTGTTGAATATTTCAGTGCGTCTATTCGGGGGCACACCGCCGTCGATCACATCCAGTGTGTAACCGCAGTGCTTTAGTTCTGCTGCAATTGCGTAGATGCTATGGCGGTATGGAGCGAATATTAAAACCTTATGACTCGACTCGTCAATGATTTCTTTCAAAACATCCATGCGGCCTTTGCAGTCGAAGTCCACAATCTCTTTACTGTCGGCGTATACCGCACCACATGATATCTGTAGTAATTTAGTCAACTTTGCTGCGGCATTCACGGCGCTGATCTCTTCACCCGCCGCCACCGTCAACATCTCCGTGCGCATTTGTTTATAATACTTTTCCTGCTGCTTTGACAGGGGCACATCCCGCATCACATACATCATGTCGGGCAAGTCCAAACACTGCTCTTTTGTAAAGCGTATCGCAGGCTGCAGCACCCTGTGCACGGTCTCCACAGCGTCCATCTTGGGAGTCCACTTGAACTGCGTAATCTTGTTCATCACCAGATCACGGAACGCCCCCGCAAACTTCGGTACACCCCCGGGGTTGACCAGCTTCGCCAGACCATACGCATCGGTGGGGGCCTGTGACGCCGGGGTTCCTGTAAGCATCCACAGCCATGTATCGGGCCGGATGATCTTGTTCAGGGTCTTCCAACGCTTGGTAGTCGGGTTCTTGTATGCGTTGGCTTCATCAACAACAATGAGGTCAAACCGACCGTCCGCGATCACGTCCGGGGACACAATCTCCAACCCATCGTAGTTGATGATCACAAACTCAGCATCACTGTCGATAACTTCCTTACGCTTGCGTCCGTCACGGTTGTGGGCAATGGCTGTGGTTCTGTGCATTGCAAACCTGAACAGATCATTCTGCCACGCAGAGCCCATGATCGACAGCGGGCACAGCACCAGCACCCTGCGCACTTTCCCGATGTTCATGAGGTAGTCAGCCGCCCAGATCACGCTGGCGGTTTTACCAGTGCCTTGCTCGTTGAAACAAAACCCACGGCGGTTGAGTGTCAGGAATTCAGCGGTAGTGCGCTGGTGGTCAAACGGTTGAAACAGCCCCGGCCATTTATAGTCTTTGGTGATTGGTGACGGGATGTTCTTGACGCCAAGGTTTTTCAACACCTGACATTCGTCCAGCCCCCACTTCACTAGCACTTCGTGGTCGTCGATCATCGCGCTTTTCGGGATGACATTTGTGATCCGCTTCGGGTTGCGGACACGGATACGAAGTGCCTTGTTGCCGACTATTTCCACCGTCTCTCCAAAAGGTTATCGGGTGAAAGCGTCTTTTGCGCCCACCCGTTATTTCCACCATCCTACACCCCGGCCCGTCCGGGGTCAATCATTCGGTTACTTTTTCTTCGGGGAGTTCCGCTTCACTGACCGATCACTGTTGCGGCTAAAGCTGCGGTTCTCATTGTCTGTTCTGACACGCAGATTGCTGGAAGAGTTCCCGCCGCCTTTGCTGATTGGCACTGTATGATCAACGTCCATGCCATCACCCTTGTGCACCTTGCCTTTTTTCATCATCTCAGCACGGGCCTTGTTGCGCTTGGCGCGGTTTCTGATCTGCTCAGGAGTGCCTTGATATTGGGCGTATTCCCGCCCATAAGGGCGTTTTTTGTTTACGTAGGGCATGTCAACTCCTATCTCGTTTTCCCGTTATGTGGGCAGTCCATCACCGGGCACCACGCCCGACAAGTAAAGTTTGGCTTCGGGTTCCACACATCATCCTCATACGCCGTCTCCAGTCGATCTGTCTCCGGCAACCACTTCGCCCACATCGCTGCTTCTTTTTCGCGTGGGTAATCTTCTTTGATGAAGTTGGTGTGGATCACAAACAATAGACCCGCCTTTACCTTCTTCACATGCGGGAAGTGCTTGAACACCGCCAACGACAGCAACTCCAACTGCTTCTTGTCCGCATACTTGTCTTTGCCCGTTTTGTAGTCCAACACCCGGGCCGTATCCCCATCGATAATCAACAAGTCTGCGATGCCGCGCCACCATACGTTCTCGGCAAAAAAGTCACACGGCTCCAACTCCTCAGTCAACCCCAGCTTGAACTCGCACAATTTCTCTCCCGGCAGGGCCTTCAGTTTGTCTAATACCGGTTGTAAAAATGCAAACCCAGCGGGTAGTGGAGTGCCGTCACGTACATATTCTTCAGCCGCTTTGTGGGCGTCCAAACCGTACCGCATCTGCTCCGACGGGGGCTCCTTGATGTCCTTCACCACTCGCAACCGGTGGTATTTCTTCGGGCACTGCTGGAACAGAGACAGACTGCTGTACGACCATTTTATGCTCATCGGGGCATTTCCTCTCTCGTTCAAGAATGACAGCGTTTCGTAAGAGTCTGATTTCAACCACAAGTTCATCAGCGATCTTCTCAGCGCGATCATACTCTCCCGTGAGGATGGCGTCATCCATAGCCCGTAACGCCGTTTTGCTGCGTAGCCACAATTCCGAATAATCCATGTTCAGCAATCTTTCAAAGTTTCACCAAACCCACCCTCTGCAGCCAGCGGGATATCTCGGCCCCAGTCCGGTGGGACACACAACAGCCGGATCACCGTGTCCAGTACCTCCTGCGCCCGCGTTTTGTGAGCTATCGGGTAGGCCGCGTCATGCACCGTCAACGCAATTGGGCACTCGGGAAGTACTTTCCGGATACGCAGCATACCATCACCCATAATGCAGCGGGCTAGGGCCTGAATGGTTTGTTGGAAGACCTTTGCACCATAGATGTATTCCCATCCTTTACGGCTCTTGTAGCGCCATTGTGTCCTGCCGTCCGCCTGCATTTTGTGGAGCCCCGGGTATGACATATACAGACCAGATGGCAGGAGAATGCCTTTGCTGCCATGCACTTGCACCACACCCCCCGGGCCATATTCCATGTATCGGTCGTTCAGTATGGCTTCCAGAACCCGGTCACCTTCATACCACGCGTCGACAATACCGTGATACTCGTTGCGATACAGTTTCACGATGCGGTCCGCTTCGGCATCGCCAATGTCAATCTTCTTCTGGAGGTACATCATGGAGCCGGTAATGATCGCCTGCCGGAGTTTCTTGGCCCCAACACCGTAGATCAGACTGAGTTGTGAGGTCTTGCCGATAAATCGTTGGTCTGGGTTTACTTGGGCGTAGGGGACATCGAACACGGGGGCAATGAAGTCGCGGTATAGATCGACACCGCCAGCGATCAGTTTCAGCTTGTTCGCCATACCACCAAACCACAACCCCACGCGCAGTTCGATATTTGACAGGTCAGCACCGATAACATAGTGATCCTTGGGGGCGCGTATGGCTTTCTTTAGGGGGGACTTCTTGGGCAGGTTTTGCATGTTGATACCTCCGCCCTCACCCGACCAACGCTTGGTCTTGGTACCGCTATACTTAATTGGCACCGACAGTTTGCCGCGCTTGGCTATGGCGATAAAGCGTTCAGTGCGGGTCTCCTCCAGTGTCGACTTCAACCCCGTCCGGGCAGCAACAAGGGCCTCAACAACAAACCGCATGGGTGTGTCTTCGGGGTACTGCTCTGGCAGGGCCTTGAATGCCTCATCGGTCTTAGCGAAGGCGTAGGTCTCCCGGCCCGTAGCTGGGCTGATCTTCATCGGGGGGTCGATACCCATACTACGCAAAACTTCCGCAAATTTGGGGTTGGACATCAAGTCTTCTTTGCTGCACGAGATGTTATTCAGCAGTTCCTGCTTCTTGATGCGCAGGTCTTCCAGATGGCCCTCCAGCAGTGACAGGTCCAGTTCCAGCACCGGCTCCGTAAACATCCGCAGAGTCAAATCGACCAGCTTTAGTTCTTGGGTGGGGAACCCTCTCGCCAGCATAAGCTGGAACAGCAGGTAGCACAGATCGACGTCGTTGCTGCAATACTCTCCGTACGCTGCCAACTCGTCCGGCGTAAAATCCAAACGACGTTTACCCAACGCATTCAGTACTTCAGTGCCCTTGGTGCCTAGCTGATACTTCTCCGATAACGCCGCCAAGCTAACAGACCCAGCACCATCACCGACAGCATTAGCCATAGACATAGTGTCAGCCAGAGCGTACGGTCGGATGCCGAACCGCCAGTTAAGAATAGCCCCATCAAAGGCGGTATTGTGGGCGAGAAGCATAGAATTAGACCAATCAAATTGGTCGAGAAAAGTCTGTGTGGCATTGTGGCCTCCTGAAAACCATTGTGTTGGGCCATCATCGATTTTTACCGACACCCCGATAACTTCAAACAAGTCGTGACGAATATAGTCCTCCATCGTCAGCTTGCGCAGCGAATACTCTTTGTCGTAAAAAGTTTCAAAATCCAGCGTCACCAGTTGTCTTTTTTTCATCGTAGGGGGCCCAGTTTGTAGTAACCAACCGCCTGCTGCACGGCTTCTTCGCGTGTGTTGTTTGTGGAGTTCGCCGGGATTTTGCGGCGACCGTGCATGTCATTAAAATCAACCATCCACAACGCGTCCGGGTCTGTAGCTGTTGGGTATACATGTAGCTCAAACCCCTCCACCAACAACAGGGCCTTCAATTCTTCTTCGGTCATTTTAAATCCTCTCCACGTTTGTACCACTCCCATACCTGTTGCCATGCGGTGTCCCGTTGGGCGGATCGGAAGGCTTTACCACCACTGTATGGCCTCACCATCACCCGCCAATAGGTCGGCCCGTAGTTATCGTGGAGTGACTTGTCGTGTTCGCCGCCATATGCTTCAAACAGAGTTTCAACCACTTCCACCCCACTCAGCTTCAAGAGGGCTTTAATCTCCGCCGGGGTCTGGGTCTCGCTCGTATCGCCTTGCAGCTTGTTCGATTTCATCTTCGTCTTCCTCGTCTCGTATTTCTTCAAGGCGTTTCCGCGCGGCCATATTGAGCTTCATTTGCTCTCTATTGTTTTTAAATTCAGGCTGCGCGTGCTTCTTCGTGCGGTGTTTCATGGGGAGTTATGCTGCGAGGCGTTTCTTGGAGGGGGGTACAAATTCCCAGCCCAGTTCGTGGCAGCGACGTTTGAGATGATCAGCCATAATACCACGGGCGACTTTACGTTCGTCAACTCCGGGCATCCAGCCAATACCGGGCATTCGGATTTCGTGGTGGGGGATATCGCCCAGCGTGATAGTTCTGTAAACCAAGTGCACGCCGTTGATACGATACATTTCTTCGTTTAACCATGCACTGCTTTTTGCGCTCATTACAGATTCCTCATTAGTCCAAAGTGACGTTGTATAAAAGACAGGTCCGGTAGTGGGCCCGATCTACATTCTTGACTGCCCGCACATAAACCCAACACGTACGATGTCGCGCAGGCAGCTACAATCAAAGCGGCCCATTCAATGTCGTTCATCGGTCATCCCATATCCTCCGCCCTCACCAAATGCCATCGCATCCTCCGCCGTGAACCAATACTCCTGCAGCAAACATCTGCCAAACGATTTGTAGTACCGGTCGTGGAAGTCACTCTGTGCTTTTGGTTTGTGCTTGTATTCTATCGCCCGAAGCAGGGCATAGCGATCTTGGGGTTTGTGTTTCACTTCTTCCCCCTACCTACCAGCTTCATCCGGCTCCCGCCTTCCATCTCGATCTTGTAGTCGCGTATGGTGTCAGCGACGTCGGTGCTGGCGCGGTTGGTCGGGACGAAATCGCAGTTCTCATCGGTAATGTACTTGTTCCTACTGCGCAGGTATGCGACAGCGGCTTCCAGCTTCTCTCCGTGCGTTGTCATAACTTCAGTCTCCAGTAAACTGCATATGGTGAGCCCCAAGGCGTGTCAGGTTTGAATTGCCGGAACCCGCACTCAATGAGATTGTTTGCAGAATGGGCGTTATCATTGATGGTTTCCGTAAAAAGCTGCGTCCACCCATACGCCCTAGCCTGCTTGATACGCGCTTTGACCAGCCGCTTATGTAACCCATGCCCCCTATACGCTGGCAAGACAGCCGCCGCGATCAGATACCCCGCCCGATGAAACCGGACTGAAGGCACCATCCCCGCATATGCGGCTTCCTTACCATCGCATGTCACGATCCACCAATCACCACGATCAGGACGAATTCGCCCACACCACTCCGCCCGACTGAAGCACTCACGATTCATCGCCGCAAGTGTTTCCAGAACTAGGCGGTCTTCGATGTCGACTTTCCGTGTGACGTAGCGAGTCATTTTGGCGGCGTGTTTCTTCCTTCAAGTTCGATCAGAAGGTCCACGAAGTGCTTGATTTTGTTCAAGTCTTGGACCCCGTTCTTGTTGCGCCACCGGCAGGCGTACTTGATTATAGCACCCTCAATGTAGGGGAGGTTGTTGGCGTGGATGAACTCCACCGGCTGAATTTTAAACTTCTTGTAGTGGTCGCCACCCACTTGCACGTCCAGCGCTTTCTCTTCAGTTACCATCTCCATTCTCCTTATCTGTATCCCTCGCCGCCAGCGCAAAAAAGTCTTCCTTGGCTTTCTGCATTACTTGCCATGCGATTTCCTTCACGGTCAGTTCGATTGGGTGGATGTCACGCCCCATGATCTGGCTGATGTAGTGCAGCATGTCCCGCTCCGGGCCGCAGAGTACGCCGGTATAGGCACCGATAACCGCAGCTTGATGTCTCGTCAGCTTAGGGGGTTTTTGTGGCGTTTCCATTACGTCTTTCATGAATTGCTTTGTCATCTCAATCACTCCCAAAAGAACCACTGGCCCCACCACCGCCGCTGTCCCCACCGCCCGATTCAATTGCGGGTGGGTCATATGAGGGTGTGGGTTCGTACGAAGGCGTTGGGATAGGGGCATTCTCAATGGTGTAGTTGGGTCTGGACACGATGTCCCAATCCCGGTCGTTACCGCCGAAGATAACCCGTTGCGCAGTCTTGCAATGATGCATGTTGTTTGTCGGGTCCATCGGTTGCCTGCAGTGCTTGCAGATTTTTTTGATCATCACTTCTCCTTTAATCGCCCACCAACCAGTAAACAAACAGAAACAGCGCCGCCCAGCCCGGTTCTTCCATCAGGCATAAAACAAACGCAATGAATAAAAGCATGTCGCCTCCAAAAACCGGGGCCGAAGCTCCGTATGGGTTACGCAAACTGGAAGAAGCGCTTGATGGACTCAAAGAACCCTGTTTTCTGCGGGGGTTGCGGGGTAAATACGACGGGCTCCCAGTGGCTCAGTTGCCCCGGTCTCGGTACTTCAGGTACTTCAGGTACTTCGGGCACTTCAGGTTGCTTGGGCGCGAATTGGAGCGCGTCTTTTATTACTTTCTGTGTCTCCTCCGCCAAACGCGCACGGTACTGGGAACGGATAACTGCTACATAGGCGTAACTGGTATTGCGGTGTTTCAGCTTCGCCGTGATCTCTTTGTTGTTGAGACCTTGTTCAATCATCATTTCCACCAGCGCTTTAGTCGTTTTACGTTTCTTGGTTTTCATTTTACTTCTCCTGTCGTTTAATTAAGGGGTACACGGTGTCTGGCTTTACCCTCCATCATGAGCAGCACGCCCTCGGGTATATGTCAGCCAAACTGGTAACCGCCTCCGTGTTTGCGGTTGGAGAGAGGGCTAGGAATCAGAAAAAGGCTTTGTAACCACCGGACAGCAAGCTATCCACCAGATCGATATTTGTCTCATTAACAACGAACGCCACACCACCCGCCGCGTGTATTTTCTCTATCTCCTTATCCTGCAACGCGGTCGTCTTCCCATTACCAGCCTTGCATTCAATAGCTATAAACCTACCACCAATACATACGATGATGTCTGGGATACCAGCGCGGGCGTAACCTGATGCCACCGGGAAAAAATAGTATGCCCCGTGTTTCTTCAGTATGTCAACAACTTTTTTCTTGACCTTGGCTTCAGGTGTCATTTACTAACTTTCAAATGCTTTTCCAACCACCGGGCCAGATCATCGACGAGCGATCCGTCGTACTCCAGCCACACCAATAGGGTGAACAGCCCCGCAACAAATCCGAAAATGCTCACGATTTCTCCTTGAACGCGGCGAGGGCTTCCGTAAGCATGTCTCTGGACTTGACTGCTTGCGTTACCGCCTGCTCGTATTTTGCTTCTTGCTGACCTAATCCCATGTTTAGCGCAATGGCAGCTTCTTCCGCCGCCTCCATCAGCCGGATGAAGTCTGAGCAGTGGTTGCGGAGGTAGGCGATTAGCTCGGCATCGTGTGGTTGCACACATACCAATTTGCTAACCATTCCTTCTTCGAGGTATGACTTACCCCACTTGGAAAAATGCGCTTTCGTTTTTACGTTACCACCGGATTCAACCCATGGCCCTTCCGTCGCCTTCGCTACCAGTTCTTTCAGTTTTGCGGCGGTCATTTGCATTTCTCCTGCTGTATTTTGGCGATTTCGACTTGATGCTTACCGTATGAATCTACAGAGTTAATAACCGCAACGGCTATACAGAAAAACGAAAATGCAGCAGCTATCCATCTTCCTTCCATCACTTTCTCCCCGCGATTGCGTTGTCGATTGCTGCGTCTATACCGGTCATTGCTCCAAGATAAACGCCAATTTCGTAATATGCGATTGGGTCAACTTTGTCACGCAGCCACCGATACCTCTCCGCATCCTTCCGCAGCCCTCCGTTCTCGGCAATCAGCGCATCCCGTTCGCGCTCGGCTTTCATAAGCAATGCGCCGGTCTGAGCAACTTCCGCCATTAAGTCGCTTACGTTTTGCTCTGCTGCCTTGTGATCGGCCTCCTTGCGGGACGGATTAGTCAAAACCACATCGACCTTCCATCCACCATTTATCGACAAATGCACAGGCAGCAGCCCTTTGTAAGAGAGTATCCACGCCACCGGCTCCGGCATTTCCGCCTCATGGATGCGCTTGAGTTCTTCAAGGCTGGCGAGGATGGCTTGTTCTTTGGGCAAAGATTCTTTGTCATCAAAATCTTCGATAATCTTTACCGTGTTTTGTTGATGCTTAATCTGCTCGTCCAGCGTCGGCTTGGTGTCGGTCATTTCGTTTTCCTTATATTCGCACTTAGCTACTGCCTCCAGCTTGGATTTGCAATGCTCAAAATTAGCACCCCTATTGCCACAATAATTACAGAAACTCATTTCGTCTCCTTCGGCAGTGAGGGGAGGGGTTGCCGTGCATACCATTTCCCGTTGCGTTCAGTGCATAAGTGCATATCTAGGTTTTCGTAAGGAATCATGGCGGCGTTGCGCTTTGCTCCGGACTCACTACACTCAATCCACCCGCCGCTGGCAAGGTGCGCGTCGATTCGGGCTATTGTCGTGGTAATTTCACAGTCATTTTCGTGGGGCTTGTAACTTGTAACCCCACAGCATACTCGGCGTCCAACTTCATCTTCAACACTGTCGTATGTAACTGCGTCAGCGTGGTTCTGTAAGGCGCGTCGCGCCTCTCTCAGCAGTTCATTGCTCATTTCGTCCTCCATATGCGGTATCCCTCGCGTTCTTTGCGGATGACATAGCAACCTTTTCCTAATCCACGCAGCGCGAAGCCAGTGGCGCTTTTGACGCTCATACTCGCCAAATAAATACTGTCGCCAATCTCCATCTCTTTTATTGTAGACAGCAGCGGTGGGTTCTCGGCGGCTTGCCGTTTTTGCAGCACCGGCACCGGCACATCTTTTTCGATTGTATAAACCGCCTTTATATCGTCACTCATATCGATCTCCCTTCTTTAAGGCCCTTCTCGTACAGGGCGTCCAGTTTCCAATAGACTTCGCGTTTTAAACCTTTAGCACGGATCAGCAGCGCCCCGTCGCTACGCACCGTAACCACTAACTTCCTGCTACCACTGTCGCTAACCTTAACAGGTAACTCCCTTGACACTTCTTTTTGTAAGTAAGTTCCATCCGGTTGTCGAACCGGGTCCAGTCTTGTGGTCATTTTTTCTCTCCTACCAGTTAAATTTACCCAATATGTCCTGCACTCGCGCTTTGACTTCCTTACGCGTGCCCTCGCTGTCCCGAACCTCTTTGACCGACACCCCCAACAACGCACGCTCCAGATCACGCCGTGCTTCCTCCAATTCAGGGTCACCGGTCACATTCAGCTTGGTCAGCAGTTCGCACAACTCAACCCCATTGTTGATGTGGGCTTCACGAAACGGTACCTTGCGCACTTTGGGTTCGGTTTGGGTGTCTGTGCCGGTAGGGGCGTCGGGTTCCGGCGGGTTGTCCATCTTGTGCAAGCGATCCGCGAATGTGGTCAGGTACTCATGCAGGCGATCCCACAGATCACGGGTGCTTTCTGCAACTTTTTGCTGATACTGTTTCTCATACTGCTCTTTCAATTCAGCTTGGGTCTCGGCATCGGTGTCCACACGGAAATCGCCCGCAAGGGGTACGGGGTTGAAGCTATATCGGATACTGAACTTGGACGCCAGCCGGTCTTCGGTGGGGTAGTCGTCACGGTTGAACAGCGCCCCGATCTGGAACGCCGCCGCAGCGATAAGGCTTGAGTAGTCCGCAATGAAGTCCTGCACGGCTTGGTTGAACTCGGTTTCGAATTGGGCCAGTTGATGCTTGTATTCGAAGAAGTTGCCCATCGGCAGGAGCCGGGTGCCGTTGTCGGACCATGGTAGGGTTTGGGTTACGTGCCAGTTGCGGATTTTGCTGGCAACGGATGTGACTTTCTCCAGCTTGTCGGTGCCCGCGAACAGGTTTTTATTATACGAGCCTGCTTTAGTGCGGGTCTGTTTATTGATATCTACCTCGGCGCTTACTTTGCGGTCTTGTTTTTTCCCGGTCCAAACGGACATATTTAAGTCAACCAGCACGCCACTGTTTACTATACTCATTTGATTCTCCTTTTTCCTCTTGGTTTCCAAGTTTTTGATACGTTTACATACACAAAATGCAACCCACGAAAATGTTTTCTTGTTTCACATCCAGATAAATGCGTTGATAAGTGCGATAGTCGCCCTCCGTATTTGTGGACCACTGCTTTCAGCATGGGGAATATTTCTTCCGTTTCCATACACTTTACTTGGCGGCGGTTAGCCGGTCTTGTTGTTCCTAAGTTTGCTTTGCGGAGCGCCGCCCGGTGTTCGGGGGTAAACACAATTCCTATTCGGTTTTGTGACATTCGTTGGCGTTGCTCGGGCGTGCGTTTTTTACCTTTTAATATTTGTGATAGTTTTTGGCCAAACCCCGGGGGCATCTTTCTACCCCGCGTAGGTGCAGTAGCGCACTTCGCCACGTTGAACCATGGTTCTAAATCCAGATACTTCTGTTCAAGCGCGTTTAATTCGGTTTTTTGACACTCAATGAGGGTGTGAAATTTGAAGGCCCCCGGCCCGTATTTATTCCAATGTGCCTGCAGTTTAGGGTTATGGTGCGACCCCAGCGCGAGCATTCTTCGATGTTCTTGCCAGCGGGCTTTTATATCCACCGACTGCCCGATGTACTGCTTTCCAGATTTGTTGTGGGTTATTGCGTATATGCCGATCATGCCGCTTCCTTATGGTAACCACCACAAGAATATCACAAACACAGATACCCCGCAACGCCTATTAAACTTTACCGCGTTTGATACGTTCATTATAATCTTTCCACGCCGTTTGTATCTGAATGTTATAGCTTTTATTAACATCTGCTCTGCCCTGCCCAACTATGTCCCACCCAGAACGAGCGTTCCACTTCCATAACCAAACCTTCCCGTCAGGTGTTACTTGTTTCCATGTGTGGTCTACAGTCCCCTTCGCATCCGGTGCCCCGTTCTCAATGTGTATGCCCTCCAGCTTGCACAGGGCTTCGATTTCTTCTGTGCTCAGTTCAGTCTTCACGTTTCATCACCGCTTTCAGCATTTCAAGATATGTATCACCCGGCGCATAATGGACGCCACCATCAGAACTAGAACGCACCGCCCGAAAGTTGTAGTACGCCGAGTTTGCTCTCCATAGTTCTTTTGCCTCAACCCCCCAACCCATCAGCTTTAGCAACGCCTCCGCCTCTTTTTCAGTCAGTTCTACTCCCTCACTCTTTTCCATCAGGGTCTCCCAGTTTCCACAAGTAACGCAGCCACGCAATGCGTAGCGTTTTTCCGTTGGTAAGACCGCCGCATGTGCCGGGGTCTAAAATCCCATCGGGAGAGTGGTGTAGGTTTACTTCGGGGGTATCATGGGCATCTTCTTCGATCTTCACCCCCATCAGCTTGCACAACGCCCGGATTTCGTCGTCAGACATAGCGCTTCTCCCACTGCTTCGTGCGGTTATACCACTCCCACAACTCCGCGACCTGTTCATCATACGGGGTGAAGGGCGGCATGTCCGGGCTTGTTACATCAATCGCCGATTTGAACTCCGCCGGTAACTTTTCCCCCGTATACCACCAAGCCCACACGCGCCCATCTGCCATCTCTTCTCTGTCATGGTCAAACTGCCTGATCCTTTGCCCGCGTTTTGTTTCATCTTGCAGCTTAACCCCATGCAGGGCAAACAACGCTTCGATTTCTTTTGTAGTTAGTTTAGTCATTTGTCCCATCCAACTCGCGCAGCACATCCTGCAATAGGTCTTTATATGTGTCGGCCCACATACCGTCTGAGTACCCACGGTTGAATATTTCATCGCTGTACGCCCCATACAGGTAATAAATATCGGGCTCTTTGACGTGCTTTGGATGTTCCTTCAGCCGACACCCCATCACCAACAACAATGCTTTTGCCTCTTCTTCGGTGTAGTTCTGGAGTTCTTTTTCGGTCATGGTGCTGGGTTATCTCGCAGATACTGCTGTAATTTCTTCCACGCTACATCGTAGGCTCGTTCTCTGGTGCCGTGGTTTTCGGCTACGATGATAGTTGTGTCTACCGTGTGCGCCCAACCAGCCAGTGTTATGGGCGTGGTTATATAGACATGATGCATGTTGGTCTCTCCAGCATGATGCATGTTGGTCTCTCCAGCACGGTGCATCAAACCAAACCCCATCAGCCGCACGAGGGCTTCTATCTCTTCACAGGTGTGGGTCATATGCGGCCATGCACCCGTAAAAATTCACCCCATGCATCGACAAGCGCTTCGTCATAGTTTTTGCCCGAGCCCGAACCGAGGCGGTTGTGCGCAGAAGCATCTTGGAATAACCCGATAACGTATGTTTTACCGGGACTACCCCCCGCACGAAAAATCTCGATGTTCATTACTTTACACAACGCTTTTATTTCTTCGACGGAGTGAGCCATTTTGCATATTCCTCTTCGGGTTCATCGGAGACATAACGCACACGCACCCCGTTGGATTTCTGGGTGAATCTCCACCAAGCGTGTTGCAGGGAAATACCGGACGTAATAGTGGCGTTATACCCATTACCGTCGCAGCCGCATGGGTGAGTTTTGTGTTGCAGGGTGCACTTTTGCAGTATGGACGTCGAGTCG